TTCTACATGTAATTTAAAAGACTCTTCATTGTCGTGAGATTTCTTAGTGTAAAAATCATCTTTGCTTACGCGTGCCATAAATATTATTATATAGGCTTCAAAGTAGATTCTCAAGACATATGTTTGGCGTAGAAAAAATAAGAGATCCATATTATGACGAGCTAACTAGATCTGTATTTTCAGAACTAAATAGCAAATATGGAGAGAAGAGAGAAAATAAAGACAGTAGAGGTTTAAAGGTGTTCTCACCAGAAGATGCCTTGAAAGAACTTAAGGAGCTTATTAACAACCCCGAAACAAGAAAGCATTTTTAATATGACTGAACTAGAAAAACTTAGAAGCCAACTCAATCAAATAGTTGATGCTATTATTATAGAAGCAAAGAAACAAAATACAGCTTTTGTTCCTTCTTTATCAAGTACTGTTACTCCGACAGTTACTACTACCCCTTCAAAGCCTACCCCTGCTATTGAAAAAATTGACTTGCTTGCTCATATTTCATCTAACTTTAATAATTTAATTAAGGATAGAAAAGAGAAAAATCTCATATCTAGCTTCACTATGACCCCTATAAAATGGACAAGAAATATTAATTGTTGGGCTAAAGATTTAGATTTGACTGGCACTTCATGCGGTATTTGGGGTTTAGGTGGGGTGGGTGGTGGTACATTAATAACTAAAAAACATGTTTTATTAGCTAATCATGTTCCATACCCATCTTTGCCAGCAACTATTTATTTTGTAGATAAAAATAATAATTCTTACGAATATAAAATTATTAAAACAAAACAAGTCGTCAATTCCGATATATTGATTGGTGAGCTTGATAGAGAAGCTGATGCTTCATTAAAGGTATACAAAGTATTGCCAACCAATTACCTTAAATATTTTAATAAGGAGATTAATTTTCCTATTTTATATTCTGATCAAGAAAGAAAAGCATTAATAGGTGAAAATGGTCTTCTTAATACTACTTACGGATCAACAAATACATTAATAAATATTTCCAAAGACTCTAACAGAGCTCAATATTTTGAACCTTTGATAGTTGGAGATAGCGGCAATATTGTTTCTACAATTATTAATAATGAAATTGTAGTTATTGGAGGTTGGTATATGACATTAGGAAATATGGCGGGGTTAGCTACTAATATACCTAATTATTTAAATGAAGTAAATAGCACAATTGCCTCACTAACTCCTGGTTATAAGCTTAATGAGGTTGATTTAAGCAACTTTAGACAATACTAGAATATCCTAATTTTGTAAACAGAGCAGAGAACTTGGTACTAACAATATCAAGTTCTTTTTTTGTATAGTGCTTTAGGTAATCTGAATAGTTTTTATTATCAGAGCACCTAATTAAATTTATTAAATTGTGGGGCTATTGATCTGGTTGCTGTTCTTGGGGGGAGCCAAAGAACGGTTTTTAGTTCATGACAAACATTCATAAATGGAGCGGGTAGCGGGAATCGAACCCGCATAGCCAGTTTGGAAGACTGGCACTTTACCATTAAGCTATACCCGCATCACAATATTTATGGTGGACCGTAAGAGAATCGAACTCTTCCCTAAAGCTTGCAAAGCTCCCGTGCTACCACTATCACTAACAGCCCATAAATTGGTTGGGGTAGAGAGAATCGAACTCCCGCAAGAGGCTTCAAAGACCTCTGCACTACCATTATGCAATACCCCAATTGAAATGGCGGAAAAGGTGAGAGTTGAACTCACGGAGGCTGTTACACCTCGGCAGTTTAGCAAACTGCTGTGAAAAACCGACATTCACGTCTTTTCCATGGAGGAAGGAGAGGGATTCGAACCCCCGGTGGTTTTACCCACTGCGGTTTTCAAGACCGCTGCATTAAACCACTCTGCCACCCTTCCGAAATTGGTGGACCTGGCAGGAGTTGAACCTGCGTCTTTAACCCAATACTATAATGCTTCTACACGCTTATTTGCTTTGTATAATCTGAGGTTACTAAGCAACAACCTAACTCAGATTTTCGGTAGCAATAATCCAGCTACTTACTACCATAGTAACTAGATACTTGTATAGCAGACTCTACCTTACAAGTTTAGAGTAGGTCTGGTGCAGCCCTTAGGCTACAGCGGATTCAGAAGCGAAGTCGTACTCAAAAGAGTCAGCCTTAGCCTCGTAGTCATAGCTATATTCAGCGTTTAACTTTTGATCAGCTTTTTAAGATGCCAACCGATCAACATCTACGTGCAACACTATATTAGTTTGTTAAATCGAAACCAGTACAGGCCCATATCAAAGAACTTACTATTATTTATATTAATTGAAAATTTTATTTATGCAACTCCTTTTTATAATCTGTTTTACTGGATCATCTTCAGGATGCAAAAACTCATTCAGATCTTCCTCTATTCTAGCTCTTGCTACCGAGAAGTCAACTCTAAACCATTCTTTTTTACGATCAAGGCAAAACATTCTCATTGTCTCATGAATGCGCTTTTCAGCTCTTAAATAATCTGGGTGTTCAAGGAGAAACTCTACTTTATAATCCCTAAACGGGGAAGATGTCTGATAAGTCTGAAGCCTAGTTCTAAAATTAGTAGTTGTACCAATTTTGACCCAACCAGGAAAGCTAGGATTTGTAATAATATACAGAAAGCCCACACATATTATTTAAGGGAGTTCTTAAACTTAGCTATGTAGTTTTTGTTAATAAACACAGGGAAGGTATTTTGAATACTATCAGCCAAAGGGATATAAGTTTCTGAATACGGCAAATTGGCTATTCTTAGTTTTTCTGTTTCAGAGAGAGTGTCTTGAACTACTAACACGTCTTGTGTAATATCTCTATAATCTAATGATAAGAAATCTAACGGAGAAATAATTGCGTAATTGTTATAGCATGACTCAGGTAGTACTTTACAAACAAACTCAATAAAGCACTCTGCTCCATGAGGTTCAGTGTTTGTTTGATCAATATCTTTATCATCTACACTATAATCATACAAAGTATCCGCTAACTCTAGTTTAACTACTTGTAGATTTGTATGATAGCTTAAAACTTTTGATAAATTATAGTGGGTATCAAAATTAATATCTCTGTTAATTGAAAAACAAGAAATATGGTCTTTGTTTTTTATTGAGGGCCAAATTTCCTTTTCATATAATAAGAAATCCGGTACACAAGAAATTACATACCCATTAGCTTTTGTTACTAAAGAAAAATCTAAAAGGGATCTCTGAAAATTTTTAACATGTTCTAGCAAATTAGAAGAGTAACAGAAATCGTATTTTCTAATGCCCTCTCTTTTAAGTATTGCCTCAGCCTCATTGTTGCTATCCCAGTCGCTAGAATATATCTTTACACTGTCAATCTTTGGAAAATAGGAGTTATTTTTAAAAAATCTATAATTGCTAAAGAAAGCACTATCTCTATAACTAATCTTTTGGTAATTAAGAGGGTTTGCTCCTGCTCCAACATCAATGCCTTTACCTACAAAGAATTTATTTATGTAATTTGTTTCTTTGCTTCTGCGTAAAGAATTAGCTTTTGATGTTTCTTGAGCCATTATAGAGAGGTTGTTATAATTTTAACTTTGAACTTTTTCTTATTTACGTAACCTTCACTTATAAGGTATTCAACAATAAAATCAGCTTCTTTTTTAAAATCTTGTCCTGATTTATTTTTGTGGTTAAAAATTACAACTGTGTTTTTCTCAACCTTGACATTAGTACCATAAACAGATAGAGTAGCTTCTACATTGTCTTTTTCTGGGTCACTATAGTCATCAAACATCTCATTATTGTCCAGCATCGGCATGCTTTTTAGTATAGCTCTTTTTTTCTTCAAGTTCAAGCATTTTCTTATAGGCGTAAATCTTACCTTGTAAATAGGCTTCTCTATAAGAAGAATTCCAACTTCTCTCAAGTAAATGAGTCGCTGCGTTAATTTCTTCAGTTAAACGTTGGGTAAGGGAATCTTTCATATTCGTCTATAGCTATATATCCTCGACATTGATGAAATCCAAAAGGTCTTATGTCTCTTGTTGTTTCAGGTGTCAAGGCGTGATTTTCATGTGCAAAAAACTTTGCAACATCCACTGGTGCAAAGTTAATGCCATTATTTACAAATGTGTCATGATACATGCAACATTGTTGATGGTCTTCGGCTATACCTACAAGACCATCATTTATTAGGGGTAAATTGAGTTTTGTATAGGTATTAATAAACTTGTTAGATCTCAAGGAGAAACCACCATTACCAACACGAACTAAATTATTTGTATTCTCTCTGTTTCTATAGAATGGTGGCCATGGAGCTCCAATATAATCATACTGAAGCCATTCTTTATTCCATTTATCCGGGTGTAAAACAAAACCATCATATTGTACAGTTAAGCAATGTTCTGTGTTAATATAATTTTTAAACTCATACAGCATGAACTTTGAGTATTCATCTTTGCTTTTTAACTCAGGTATTTCTATCATATCTACATAACTTGGAACATGATAGAATTGTTCTCTCTTCGCATGAGTTAAAAATAAAACCCTATCAAAATAAAGGTACCTATTTGAATGAATTAAAGCAAATAGAGTTGGTTCTAGTTTTATACTAGAAACTGCTACTAACGTCACGTTTTTAATCATTGTTATGACAGATTAGTTTTTCTAGATCATTCATTTGATATCTAATACCTACAGATAAATCAAATGTATTATTTTCTCTAAGCAACAAAGCTCTTGTAAAATATATAGGCACAACATCTATATCATGAGATAACAATTGATATGCTACAAAATTCTCACATGAAAATCTCATTTGATTGTTCATATACATGTTATCAATATTATCGAACACATCGCAGTAAACATTCATATTTTCAGGTTTTGAAAATGCAATCATGTCATTAAAAGAAACATTATCGTATAATTCCGCCCAGGTGTTGCAATTGTCGTGTAGGTATAGTTTGTTTAAATCATACTTTTCCCAGCGAAGTTTGTTTCCTATGAACAAATCATACCTTAACTTAAAAACAACATCGTATTTAACTCCTGTTTCTTTCTCATACGCCAATCGAAGCAAATTGGCTGTCTTTACAGAATAAAAATGAGAATAAACTATAAAAAACGGTTGCTGGAAGCCGGTGTTATAATTGTAATTTCGAGGCAATTCAAATTGTCTTTGAGGTTCTAAAAGATAATTTTTAGGTTTAAAAATTTCAACAATCTTTTCTTCTGTGTGTGGGTCAATATTAATGTTTGTTTTATGCCAGCTCTTTTCTTCAGTCTTTTTTGTCTTATCAAACCATGCATGACAAAAGTAATCAACCTCATGACCTTTAAAGAAGTCTTTCATCAGTACCTTATTAGTATCAAGGTATCTAGGCATTCCGGTTAATAATACAGCTATTTTCATTTGTAGTTTCCGAGATTACAATAACCAAAATTACTTTCAGCATTTTCTCTCTTCTTTGGAGAATGGCACCAAATTAGCTTTTTAGGGTCAGTAAACCTAATTCTGTTTAGCAACTCAACATTCTTAGGTATGTTGAGTTTTATACCACAGTATTCTACTTCTTTTACTTCAAGAAATATTTCTTTATTGTAAACAAAATCCTTTTGTGTTTTTAAAGATGTAAGATTGTTTTCAATGAGCTTATAATTCCAAATTGTTAACCACTTTAAAGGGCTTTGTATAACAATTTCTGGTCCAGATATAAACTTTGTTGAAGTTTTTAATACTGGTAATTCAGGGTTAGCAATATTTGTAAGTAAGTCGGAGCTTTGCCAAACATAGAAACTATTTTTAGCAATTATGTCTGTTACATCTTTATAGACGTCTTCAAATACCCCTATTTCAAAGCTATTTAAATAGTAAAGATATTTTGAGTTGTTTGTTATTTTAGCTAATGTTGCGAAGTCTACCCAATAATGTATTTTATTAGCATTAAGCAAATCAATTAATTTAATTAACTCTTGCTTTAGGGTTAAATTGTTAGGGTAATCTAGATTAGCGTAATCAGTCATTATTAGAAATATCTAAGGATTTCAGGCAATAGACGCTTATCATCTTCATCTCTAGAACCATAAAATGTGTGTAATGTTCCAGCGTAGTCTGTAATTAAATTCTTATATGGGAAGAGCTTTGTTTTGCTGAGCTCTGGCATGCTAAAGATACAATCGTTAGGAGTAACTGCATCTGGGTAATTATCTGGATGAAAAATTAAGTTGCCGTTAGATGATATTACAACATGTTCGTCGGTATGGTAAAATACATTTAATCTTGTTCTTGAAGATAAGTAGAGTAAGGCTTCTATATTCTTAGCATGAATTAATAAGTTATCATGTCTAAGAAACAAATATTCAAAAGAAACTAGGGTGTCTGGTTTATCGTGACCAAGATATAAATTACCGTCATCCTTTAACCAAACATCTACTTCAACATTAAATCCAAATTTAATGGCCTGGTCGATATAATCTGGAGTATTCTCGAGTTCAGGTTTAGGTCCAAACAAATTGCCTCTGTGGGCATAAAGAGTGTAGCTCATACGTTAAATTTGTCGTTAGTTTTACCTGGGTGCTTGATACAAACAATAATTGTATCTTCGTGAAAGATTGGATTAGCAATTTCGTATGGGTGTAGAACAAAAACGTTACCAGCATCAAGCTCAACATTTTGAATAGTCATTCTACCTACAACTACTACATTGTATTCGGTTGCAGTCTTATGAAAATGAATTGGCCAGTACTCACCCTTCTTATGAAGTTTTAAACTAGCCTCAAATCCAGCACCTTTAAGCAATGATGGTTCAAAATCTCCAATGAACCAACCACCAGTAAATTTTGAAATGTGTGAAACATCCATGAATGTAATTATCAACAATTACTCATGAATCTACCATTAGCTATTGTATCTTTTATAAAATTTAATGTACATTGTTGAGCGTCTTTTATTTTAAGACATTGTAAACCTGCAGAGGTTGCGCTCTTATAACCTTCGTCGCTATCTTCAATGGCTATAGTTGTATTAATATCTAATCCAAATTTTAATATAGCTCTTACATAAGGCTCAGCATTTGGCTTATGCATTTTACAATCATCAGCGCAGATTATCTGATGCTTAAGCAAACTATAAAAGCCTAACTTTCGTAGAAGTTTATAACTACTAAACCTACTTGAATTAGTAACAACATAGTAGTTTATCTTTTGTTGTTCTAGATAGCTGAATACTTTAGCTAATTCTTCCTCAGTAGTAAAGGTATGCCTGCAAAGGAGTTCCTCGTAAATAGCTCTCTTGCGCTCAACTATTTCTTTCTTTAAGTCTAATATACATTTGCTCTTGTTGAATTTATTTGCTAAAGCATCTACTTTTTCTTCTGTAGTTAAATTAAAGGGAACATAATCCACAAACTCTTCACAATACCCAAACTCCCCTACAGCCTGTTTAAATGCTCTTGTATGAAGTTCTTCTGTATCAGCAATAACACCATCTAAATCAAACAAGACTGTTGTTATTTTTGGTTTCTCTAAATAGTTATCTAAATCAGCTGGAGTACCTATTAGATAGCACTCGTCTTTTGTAATAGGTATGTTAATAATTTTATCTAGAAAGTTGTAAGTAGGAGCAATGTAGTATTCATTGTTAAACTTTAGCTTTTGTTCAACCATCTTTTCTGCAGATGAAATAAAATCCCCCGTTTTCCTCCAGTAATGAAAACCAATTAAGGCATTATCTGATACTGGTTGTTTTTCAGTAAAATTATAACAAAGACAATTTTCACTAACCTCACAAAAACTGTTCTTAGGGTTAGTATCCTTCCATGTAATTACTGCCCCGTTTAAGTTAGAGTTTACAATGTTATAAATTGTATCAATTGTTCTCTGTGAGAAATTAAAAACCTGGTCACAATTAAAGATGAACAACGGTAAGTCTTTGTTCATGACATATTTAGCATATAAACAAGTGCATGCAGACCCTTCTGTTAGCTCGTTAACGTAAACAATAGTAGCTTCTGGATCTATACTAAGAAGTTCTTTCTTGAGAGCATCATTGTGTTCTTGCTCTTTATAGCGACGCGCGACAAATATGTAATTACAGTCGATACCCTTGAGCTTTAATGTATCAACAGAGGTTCTTATCATTGTCTTTTCAAAGACTTTAATAAGAGGTTTAGGTACAGAATATCCAGCCTGGTGAAATCTGCTACCAGCTCCTGCCATTGGAATTAATACATTAACTAGCTTTCTCACATAGAGATTTATAGAAAGCTCGTTATTTTCAACTACAAAAAACCCGCTAATTTCTTAGCGGGTTAATTTTATTCTCCTTTGTTTGTATAACCTACTGTGTTTTTTAATTTATCTTTTATTTCTTTTAGTCTTTTAGCTAAACGGTTTTTATAATCATGTCCTCTATTTTCATCGCTCATGCTTGCTAGGTTCTTCTTTATTTCATCATGTTCTGCTTTTAGCTTAGCTTTTTCATCACTTGACTCATTTACTGATTTACCTAACGCAAAGGCCTCTAGCATTGCTTTAATAATCTTTGGTGTAACTAGATCTGATAAACCGTTCTTTTGTAGAATTGCTCTGAAGTTTTCTTTTAGTACTTTCTGATCAGCATTTAAATTAACGTTTTCTTTTACTGCTTTCTTTTTCTTCTTACCGAAAAACTTAGCCTGCTTTGCGCTCATTCCTTTCTTTCCACCCTTCTTCTTTCCAGCGTGATCGTCCTTTCCAGGGTGCTTATCTGCCCAATCAGGCACACCGTCTTTATCTGCATCAGGTTTCTTGCTCTTAGCTTCTTCGATTACTTGTTGACTATCTTGTTTATTTTCTACAATTGGAGTCTTTGACTTAACATAGGCTTCAAAGATACTATTGTTAATATTGCTGTTCATACAATTATTTATTGCTCTTCTTAGCCTTTTTAGGCTTTTCAGTAACAATATTGCTAGCTTCTAGCTCGTTAGCTCTCTTACGAGCAGTATTAATCCAACGCCTCTTTGTATCTATTGTAGCTTCCTTGTAAATCTCACACTTCTGTAAGAGTGAATCTATTTCAGAAATGCTTGCAGCTTTTGCTAGTTGCTCTCTTAAACCATGTATAGTTTTCATAAACTTATTTAAGAAAAAGTTTTTTTAATCCAATCGACTCTCAAGATCTTTCAATACATCTTTGATAACTTTCATTAAGGTTGGGACTGTGTTATCATTGACGTTTAAAAAATAAGTAGCGTTATCCGTATCCTTTGATTTCTGAATACAGATAACGAGATACTCAATTTTTTCTTCGCCAAGCTTTTCAGTTAACTCGAATGCATGGTCCAGTGTAGGCATACATTAGTTACCATTTGTATAGGAAACTTCAAATGCAGTACCATTGAGATTAGATTGTTGCGTACTAAGCAAACTGTAAGTATTGCAGCAACTATTAATCTCTTTTGCAAAGTCGTTTAAATTTACTGGTCGTTCAAAGGTAGTACCATACTTGAAAAGTATTTCTTGAACCTTTTCGGCATTAACAAATGTTTGGGTAATCATCATATTACTTTTTAATATAGTCGAATTCTCCCAACTGGTCAAGGTCTTTGTTCAGTTGCTCATAATTACAGTCTTGTGTCATATAGCTTGGCCATACTTCTTTAAAATACATAATGTAAGTCTTTTTATCACCGTGAGGCTTAATTTTTACCTCATCAGTATTTTCATTAAAGTCAATTATATCAACAGTTTGCCCATAATTTAAGGTTGGGTGTTTGCGGGTAATTATAGTTGCGTATTCTTTCATTATTCTCCTTTTTTAAAGCTTTCCTTTACATCTTGTAAGAGGTTTTTTATTTCATCAAGACTTCGAGTCCTATCTTTATATAAAATTTCAGTCTTAACTCGCTCTTCTTCAATGCGTTCAAGAAGATTATTAATCTTCTGCATTGTTACAACAGGTTTAGTTCTTTCAAATTCGTTTATGTTCATATCAAACATTGGTTGTCAAGTCTTTTACTTTTACATAATAAGCTTGTCCATCACCAAATTCAATGGTGCGTTTAATCTTTTCAAAATTATAATAGTCGATACTCCCCTGATATTGAAACTCATTATCTCCTGTTTCAACTACAAGAGCATACTTTTTTACCTTGCCACGATAACGATTGTGCTGCTTAACAGAAACTTTGAGCCATGGATCATTAGTAGAAGAGAGACCTTTAGAGACAGTCTTAACATTAACACCATCGAAATCAGTACCACCATCACCTTTCTTACCCTCATAAATAGCAAAGTTAGTTTCAAGATTAAAAATCTTGGCATAGGCTAGTTCCCCTTTGATGCCAAGAGTAAAATGCTTGAGAAAAGTAGGACCATAGGTTCCTTTTTTAGCTTCCGCAACCTGCTTCGCAAAGGTCTCGCACTGCGTCACTTCCTCTGGAGTTAATTTTACTGTCATAATGCCTTTCTATAATTTCTGATAGTCTAATTGGGGTATAGTTAATATTCTCAACTGAGCAGTTGAAGCTACCCTCTAGTTTTATTGTATTCTGATGTATGTGTCCATGCAAGTGAAAATCTCCAAAAGGTTGGAATCTGTAGTCAGGAATATGTGTGCAGTGAATTCTTATGCCACACCAGCTAAAAGTAACAGCATCAAGCATCTGAACACATTTAATGCCTGAATCGTGATTGCCACGAATAAAAAGTTTCTTACCGTTTAATCTAGCCAGAATTTCTTTAGTTCTTTGATCTTTTTGCTGACCTGCTCCAGCAGTAATATCTCCTAAGTGTAAAATAACATCGTCCTTATTGACAGTTTTGTTCCAATTGTCAATAAGGACTTCGTTCATGAGGTCTGCATTTTCGAAAGGTCGGTTGCAGTACTTGATAATGTTATTGTGGCAAAAATGAGTATCTGAAATTACAAAAAGTTTATTACTGTTTAATTCCATAATTAAGGTTGCTCTGTTTCTTAGCTTCCTTAAAGGCATCTGACACAACTTTAAACATTAGACCATTTGCAAGTTTAAAAACGACCCCCTCAATGTCACCAAGCTTTCCCTTGATTATACTGCTGGCGATTTTATTTGCAAGTACTTTCTGAAACTCAATAATCTTAGACTTTACAGCATTCTTAATTTCCATATCAGACTTCTTTCTTGATTTGGAACCTAAAATGTCGTTGATTTTAACCTTGTATTGATTTTCAATATTACCAATGAACTTCTTGACCTGTTGTATTTCTTTTGAAACGTCAATATCGGAAACATCTTCAATATCAGGCGTTTCAAATTTAATATCAGCAGTAGAACAAGCCTTCAACCCCTCAAACAAAGACTGCTTCTTATTTTCTTCCATCTCTTTATTATTACCATCAGTTGCATTAAAGAGAATAAATGTAGCCCAAGAACCTAACTTTGCCTTTTTGTATCTTGTAGCAATAAAAATAACATAATCATCTCCTTCTTCTTTCTTATTAGGCAAATAAAGAGCCTCAGCAACAACTTTAATACCAGAAGGTTCCCAATACTTTCTTAAGACGTTCTGTAGCTTTTGGTTTTGTTGCAAAGTAATAAAGATGTCTTCATACCCTTCAGCGATTGGGTTAGAAGAACCAAACTTCTTAATAGCAAAATTACGAAAGGTACCAGCATCAAACACTGGCCCGGATCTAGAAGATTCGATGAAGAATTTCTTGTCTTGATCAAGACCGAACCTAATTCCAAAACCATCAAACTTCTCAGTGATGTTAATCTTCTGAGGGGTAATAACACTGTTGTAGTTTTGCTCAATAAAGTTAAGCAAGTCTAAAAATACATGCTCGTCAACAATGTTAGATGTATCTCCACCAAGATGAGGGATGCTCTTTCTAGTAGTAGAAGCTATTGTTTCTTTAATAAATTTTGAAAACGGTTTCATGTTAGTGAGAAGTATAGTAGGAGTTAATTAAGTTATCAAACTGATCTTTTGTGAAAGCGCTTGTAACTTCAGGAAAAATTTGTTGGTAAAGATTAACAGGTGATTGTTTGGTTTCGAAATCTTTTATCATGATTTGAGGTTTAGGGTTCTTTACGTCTCTCTTGTAAAGCAATTGAGCTGCTGAACCATAAATCTTTTCAACAAAGTTCTTATAAACCATTGATGGAAAATCTTTGTTTTTGTTGCTAAGGTTGTTTTTGTACTTAGACATTAGATTCAAAAGACCAGTATAAGAATTAAAACCTTCTCTATCTGTATCATCAGGATCAACACCGAAAATTAATCTAAACAGAATATCTAAATCTTGTCTGTATTTTAACGATTCAACGTTAATAGGTATTTGAGTATTGTTATCTAACTCATTAGTTCCTATTAGATCTTTAAATAAATCTGATTTTTGATCTATTGTAACAAAACCGGTGCGTTTAAGTTCGTTTCTTTCTTCTGGTTTAGAAATGTCGAAATATACCTGCTTACCAGCGTTGTTCTTGAGTATAACATCTCCCTCTGGTTTAGTCAAGCCAGGAACGTACCTATCTCTAAAACCTCTATCGACTGAGAATGAATAAACTGTAAGCTTGGTTCCTTTTCTTGTGGAAGTTTTTCCTTTGGAGGTATAAAGCTTAATATCAGCAACAATCTCATTTGAAACATCTAAAAGACTTTGCAACAAAAACTTATGAAACACTCCTTTGATAGAGTTTTGAATATCGTTAAAGTCAGCGCTATGAGCAAATTGGCTGAATCTAGTTGGTAAACCTCTTTCGAATTCAACAGGCTCAAAATCAATTTGAATATATGTAGGAGCATTTTCTTTCTCAGTACCTGTTTTCATATCAACACCAAAGTTGTAGGAAAATAAAGTATTCATTTGAATAGCTCCTGTACCACCTTCACCAATAAAAGTGAACTCACCAATTCTCTTTGGAGCTGTTTCGTTACTTAAGTTTGTTTCTTTATCCCCATAGAAAAGATCACGCAATTTAGCTGCACAATCTTCGCCAAATTGAACGTCAATATCTCCAACAGTCTTTTTATACTCGCGAAATAGATCAAACTTGCCTTGTTTTACATATTCAAAGAATATTTTAGCAGAACCAGCGTAGATTTTATTTGTCTTTAACAATGTTTCAAGCTGTGCCCAGAGAGGCTCATTGTATACAGATTTGTAAATTTTGTTAATATCTCTTAAAAGATTCTCAAAATCATTAACAAACTTAGTAGCGCTCTTTTGATTAAGAAATTGAAGCTTAATTTCATCTGCAAAATACTTGTTATCAATACTCAAATTACCACCTTCTATTAAACAGTAAAAGTTATCAAACTTGATCATGCAATTATTTATTCTATCGATAATAAATAATAGTATGAACTTTGATAAGCTTGTTAAAGAATGTGGTGTTGGTATGACAGGTATTTCAACCGGACCGGCTCAAATGCCTCCAGGGCCTGTTGCTCAACCTCAAAATGATGATTACCAGGCAGAGGCTGAAAATATGATTAACTCTCAGCTACATAGCTTATCTACTAATACTGAGAGATTAAAGAGTTTAGTAGCTAACTTTGATGAACTCGAACCATGGGTTCAGTCTAAAATAACTCTTGCAGAAGACTATATCTCTACTATTACTCATTATCTTGAATATGAAGCTGGAAAACATCAAGAAATGGGTCAAATGGCCCCTCCAACACCAGTAGTTGCTGTTGTTAAACCAAGATTAGGTACAATGATGGCTAGATTCTAAGTTTTATGCCATACAAAACGAAAAAGGTAGGAAACAAAAATTGCGTTTACAAAAAGAACTCTGGTAAGAAAGTTGGTTGTACCACCGGTACAAAAGAGGCTAAACGCAAGTATCTAGCAGCATTGGCAATTAATGCTGAATCAGTCCAAACTGGTTCCTTTGATGCAACTATCTTGAGCGTCTTGGAAGGCTTTTAAATTGTAATACTCATCAACTCGTTCCCACCATTGTTTCTTATAATATGAATATACAGTTTCAGATATGTAAAATTCTTGGTAGTCTAGGAATTGACTGCACATTACTATTACGCCAGATTGTATTTCTGTACCAAATAGCTTGTTATGAGCCTCTGCGTAACTTACTAATTGCAATTTATAGTCTTCAATCCATTCCTCTTTTTTGGGCTTATTTGTCTGTTTAAAATCAACGATTGCTGGTTTACCGTCCCAAACCCCAGCAATATCAGTAGTTCCAGCATATTGACCAGGATAATACAAATTAATCTCAGAGCCCCAAATTTCTTTTAAGTGGGGCTTTATTTTTTCAAGCACCAACAAGGCCATTGAAGTATGAATTTCATTAGCATCTTCTACGACTTCTTTACCTTCTGTGATATAATCCTCAATGTGCTTGTGCATTTTTGATCCACGAGCGGCTGCCTGATTCTTAATATCTTCCGCATTATCTTTACCAATTCGAGCAGCCCATTCGTCAAGAGCCGTCATATCCTTTGTTTTAGATAAAATAGTAGTTACTGACGGTAAAATATATTCCTTACAGATATAATGACGAGAACCGTTAACAGTCTTTCGTTTGTATGGTTCGTAATGAAACTTTGGCGTAATCTTCACTAAGAAAATTATAACGTACCAATTCTAAATAATCAACAGGAACATTTAATAAATAATAATATGTCCAAAACAATTAAGAAGATTTTCTTAGCAATATCGTTTATTCTTATGTTAAGCGGTTGTTTATCATCTAAAATTGTACCAGCAAAACAGGTAACAACTTCTCAAGACGCAGTAGCTAAACAAGAGAGAAAAGTTGATGATACAATGGTTGAAATTGAAAAGGTTGATAAAGGTAAAAGAATTCAAACATCTTCTTTATCAATCGGTATTCAACACTCTCTTAATAAAATAACAAATGCACCAGTTCAAGTAGATACAGCAAAAGCTCTTAATGAAAGAGTTATTTCTATTGTTGGCTCTCCGCATATAGATGAAATTAAACGTATCAAAGCAACAGTAGATTTATTAAACTCTCAAGTAGCAGAAGAACGCAAAAAGGGTGAAGAATTACTATCTCAGAGAGATGAAGTAATTAACAAACTTCAAAAAGAAAAATCTGATTTAAAAGACAAGTATGATGATGAATTATGGCAGATGACTGATAAGGCTAAAGAGGTAGCTAAAGAGGCTGATCAAAACAAGGCTGTTTTAGATTCCATGAGTGGCATGTTTGGATTAAATGCAGTATTTTGGGGTTTAAAGAAGTTTTTTATTAGTGCTTTAACCACCATAGTTATTTTCGTTATAATTTTCGTTGTTTTACGCTTATTAGCAACTGTGCATCCCGCTGCAGGGGCTGCTTTCTCAATCTTTAATATGGTTGGGTCAGTTTTACTATCTCTTGTAAAGGCCTTAACACCAAAGGCATTTGAAATGGCAAATTATGCCTCAAAGGATACAGTAAACGAATTTAAATCCCCTCTTGTTAAGATAGTCGATGTTATTCAAGAACTCAAGGAAAAGCAAAAAGAATCTCCAGATAGGGTATATCCATTATCAGAAATATTAAAGAGATTTGATAAAGAAATGGATAGTGATGAAAAAAATCTTATCGACAATATCTTAAGAGAGCAAAAATGGATCAAATAATATGGCTACAAAAAATAATAAATCTAAGAGATCTACAAAAAAAGAAGTAGAGGTTAATAAAAAAGCTGGTGTTAAATCTCAATCATCTACTAAAGATGTTGAGTTAAAAGCGCAAAGTGAGGGCAATGTAGATGCCTCTGCTATATCTGAAGTAACAGACTCTAATGTATCTGCTAGTGCAGGAGCTAATGCTGGAGCAAATGCATCTGTTGGAGCTCAAACAGAAGTAGATGGAATTGATTTAGAGGCTGAGGTCCACGCATCCGTTGAGGCTAGTGCTGATGCTGAGGCTAGTGCTGGTTTTGATGGAGAAGATGTAAGAGTTGGTGGTAGCGCAAAAGTACAAACTAGAGCAGAAGTAGGAGGTAGTTCAAACGCTGATTTTGGAGATGTTCAAGTAAGCACTCAAGGCGGAGCTTACGCTGAGGCTCACGCAGGGGTAGAAGCTAATGCTCAAATAGGTCAGCATGGGGTAGCAGCTAATGCTGGAGCTGAAGTTGGGGCTGGTGTTGGAGTTGAAGGTGGTACAACAGTTGGTAACAAAGATGTATCTGCTACTACAGGGGCTGGGGTAAGTGTTGGTTTACAGGCTGGAGCAGATGTTGGTGGTGGAGCTACATATAAAGATCATAAAGTAACAGTTGGGGCAGAAGGAGAAGTAAAATTACTAGCTGGTGTTGAATTAAACGCAAGTGTTACTGTTAATGTTGAACCAGTAGAGGATGCATCTAAAAAAGCAGCAGAAGAAGCTGAAAAACAAGCAAAGGCTTTAGCAGAATCCAAAGCAGCCGAGGAAGCACAGCGTCAAGCAAGAGCTGCTCAAGAAGCTGCTGATCGTCAAGCAAAACAGGCTGCAGAAGAAACTGCACGTCAAGCCAGAGCTGCTGAAGAGGCTGCTCGTAATGCAGCTGAACAAACCAAAAGAGCTGCTGAGGCTGCTAAAGCAGAAGCTGATCGCCAGGCTAATAGCATTGGAAACACATTTAAAAAAATATTTAGATTTTAATGAATGCCATATTCACAAATATTAAAAAATATTTGTTAGTGGTTACTCTTCCTGTAGCCATTATAACAATGCTTTCTATATCTAGCCTAAAAGATATAGAAAAAGGATTCACAAGGTTTAGATTCGGTAGAGATATTACTCTATATCTTAGAAAGTCTACAGACCATTTAACCTATCTTGGTGCTGCATATACGGCTACAGGTGATAAGAAATTCTTAGATCAATTTAATAATCATTTAAAAGAACGCGAGAAATATTTTAACGAAGAAATCTTTATTAGTAAAATACTTACTCAAGACGAATTGAAAGAATTTAGAGTTGGTTTAGATATAAGCAGTGAATTAGCAAAAGATGTAGAAGGACCAGCTTTTGAAAAGATGGATAGCAAGGCATTCTTTGGTGAAAAATATCTAGATTATAAAAAGAGAATATATGACAGCAAAGATAAATTTAGAACCTTAATTAATGATAGCTCTGAAAAGATAATTAAAGATGAAACAAAACTATTAAACATTTATCTTTATTCATTATGTTTTGTAATTGTTTTTCTGATATACATTATTAAGCATGAAGATAAGCCAATTAAAACCAAACCAACTAAAAAGAAAAAGAAATAAATGGAAACTCTTCATAAAGTAGGAATTGAGATTGGGTTTTTAGTTAGTGGTTTGTTTGGAGCTATATTAATGGCTTCTAGAAACAACAACTCTGATGTAAAATCTATTGTTTTATCTCTTGTTGGTGGATTATCTTCAGCTAATTTTTTAACTCCAGTTTTAGTTGATACTCTTAATGTAACAAATGTTAAGCATCAAAATGGTGTAGCGTTTATTGCTGGTTTTTTAGGCTTAAAATTGGTTGAAATTGTAAGTGAAAAGTTTTTAGAAAAAATTGATGGAAACAAAAAAATAAAGACCAAAAAAAGAAGATAAAATACAGCAGAAAAAATAAATAATCTATATGGCAAGCTCAACTCCTGGTCCTGTAAATTACAATCCAAATGATTTGAACGCTGTGTTAGGGTGTATGAATAATAAACTTGACAATATTGAGAAACAAGTTAGTGAAATACACTCTAAAATTGACAAACATAGTGACCGCTTGAGCGCCTTAGAAAATTTCCGCTACTTACTCATGGGAGCAGTAGCGGTAATCTCGGCATTAACAACTTATTTAATTTCCAAATTTAAAGGTTTGAGTTAACCCTTTTTAGTATGCTTTGGTTGATTTGGAATGTTTTCTTTCTTCTGAGCCATTCTAGCTAGCTTTTCTTTATCTTCCTGTACCTTTACGTAAGGAGCCTTAGGGACCTTGCCATACGCATCCCCAATAGAATTAATATCTTTCTTATTCATGCAAGTATTTAGTCTTGATTTTCAGTTAATCAATAATATCTATAAAAGATATGTACGAAAATACTAAAGCAGCATTTTTAAGAAGAGGTAATAATAGATTGTTTACTAATGTATTTAAAGGAGACGGTCTACATATTTCTCCTGGTAATGACCCACTCAAACAGCACCATTACCCGCTTTGTAAAAGTGTTACTTTAATTAATACTGCAGATTCAAAAATTGAAACAGATACACTAAAAGAACAGCTGGGTAATAGAGAGTTTGATTTTGTATATGCTACCAATCTTGCTTTTTATGAAGATGAACCAATTAACGTAATTAATCACTGGTTAAATTTTGTTAATTCTAAAGGACATCTTGTTCTCACAGTATCTGATGAAGACTTATACGAGCAAGGTAATTTTCCTTCTATATTTAACAATTCCCACAAAAAGACTTTTAGCATATATAAGCAGATGTCTTGGTCAGGAAGACATTACAATTTACTTGACATCATTCAAAAGCTTAATAATGTTACTTGTCGCAAAATTGAGTTAATTGATTCTAACTATGATTATTCATTGTACGGCAAAGGAGTAGATCAAACGTATAATTTTGCTGATGGAGTAGAGGCTTGTATTGAGGTTATTTTAAAGAAATATTAAGATGTTCTTTTGGAGTAAGTATTTTACCGGCAAAGGGTTAAACTTAACTAGCGAAAACCTTTTAAAGTACCCTAGGTTGAGCTCCTATAAAATACCTTTAATACCAAAATACAACTTCATATTTGCTGATTTTGAAAAAATAACTCACCAGGAAAGTGATTTATCTACTTTTGGAAGAATACTCCTATTATTTGGTGTTCTTATTATTAGACAAAAAATAACCCACGAAGAAAGTTACAATGAAGTATTGTATCATACAGATTTATTATACAAAGTAAACACCAACCTTATAAACTTTGAGAGTGATGAGGAATATAACTATTTTGTTTTTAGAAAAGAAAAGAAAATGGATAGTATGTTTGTTGGTGTCTACAGCATTGACAGACAAAAAACATTAAAAGCTGTTTCTTGTATTGGTAATAGCTCTCTATTTTCTAATTTTTTCTTGCCTCTCCACATATACGGAGATAACCATCTTTGGATGGATGGTAGTTTTATGTCTAAACTACCCAAATTCACCACAACGTGTGTTTTTACCAGACACAGTGAAACAGGTTATGAGACAAATGAAAATGCTTATAACTGGAATAAGTTAATAAACATTTGCAGAACAAAAAAAGTATTGTTAACAAATGATGACTTTAACATAGAGGAATTTGCTTTTGAGAAAAAATACACAAAGGGATACATTTATATTTCTGATATTAAAAAGGCTAGGAAGATTGGTGGTATAGACTTTAAGTATATAACATTAGAGTGGGCTATTTACGATTTCGCAGTTAGAATGGGAGACGAAATTAGTGAGCCGGAATACCATAAAGAAGATAAAGCTAGGTTCGAAACAAAGAAAGAAAAGAGATTATTAGACAATTCCACTAGATGGATTAATATTCACGAGGCTCTTGGAGATAACGTTTGTGCATTTAATCTTCTTGAATCTTTAAAAAAGACTAATAGTCTAACTGTAGGAACAGCCTATCCATTTTTATACGATTTATCAGGTGATATAAAAATGAGATATGATTTGTGGGAATTAAACGGGTTAGGTTTTAATGTTTACGAACATGGTAGTGAAAATAAAAGCAAAACACTCGAGTATGCTTACTTCTCTATGAATGGAGAAGAAGACCTGTTTGATGATAGAAGATGGAAATACTTTTACAATTTAGATGATGTTTCTAAAATAAGAAACGAATTTTCTGGTAAAGAGATAGTATTGCTGGCTCCATCAGCTTCTAATAGAGAAGGTCCAAGTAACGGGTTAATGCTAAGTAATAAAACATGGGAGTTTAGTAGGTGGGAACAAATTGTTTCTAATCTGCAAAGCAAAGGCTATTACATAATCCAAGTAGGTGTTAAGGAAGATTTTAAAGTTAATAACGTAAATGAATACTTTTTTAACAGAAGCTTTGGAGAGTTAGTTGCTTTAATAATAACTAGTAGATTCTTTTTAGGTTTAGATACATTCTTTCAGCATTTGTGTGGCTTAATGGGTAAAAAAGGTATTGTTGTTACTCCTGCTCATAATGATCACGCGTTTTGGCCGTCTACAACATATATTGTTGGTAAAGTAAAGGAAGACTTTGAACATTTAAAATGGATAAAAGATCATTTGAATCCGTTTAGAGCAAACTGTATGAAAAGCATATCTGTTGATACAGTGCAAACAGAAGTTGACAAAATTGTTAATAGCTTCAATAAATATTAACATGACTTTCGATCAATTGTGTAAGAGCCTTTTAGAAGAAGCTCCTGGTATTACGATGCCAGCTGTACCTAAGGTTAATTTAACTGCTCCGGGTGGTAAACAGCTTATCAACGCTCCACAAACAAGCGTAAAGTCTCAATACTCAGACACAGAAGCTGCTACAGATAGTTCTCCAAACGCTCAACCAAGCAAAATTGACCAGCAAACTAATGCTTATGTTCAGAACTCATATAAGCAAATAAAGGATTTACAAACAATGGTTTCCTCGTTAAGCGATGCTTTAAGAAAAGCTCAAGGATTACCACCTGGTCCTAAGAAACCTACATTTACCTCTGCTTCAATCAACCCACAACCTCCTACACAATGAGCTTTTCTAAAACATATAATGATGTGTTAAAGCAGTATCAAGTTGAAGAAAAGCTTGATTGGAAAAGTCTTCTTGCTGCTGGTTTAATTGCTGCTCCTGGAGCTGCTAAAGAAATACCTCAAAAAGAACAACCAGCTATAGTTCAGAAATCTATTAAACCTTCTTCTGAAGAAGAGTTTATGTACAAAATTAAACATGATCTAAAAAAGAGAGAGGGTAGCTCTGATTTTAATCTAGTTAAAAAGTTGCATAGAGCACCTAAAGACCCTACTATTGGTTGGGGGCATAGCCTAAAGCATACAAACCAATCAAAGGCTATCTTTAATAAAGTTATACCTGAGTTTAAATTTGAGGAAATCTTTAACAAACAAAAACCTGCAGAACTAACTGAACAGCAAGCAGAAAAGATATTAGATTACGACGTTAAGTCTAGACTATCAACTTTAAAAAGATTGTATCCAGACTTTTTTAAGTATGATTACAACACTCAACAAGCCTTGTTTGATTTAGTTTATAGAGGGGATTTAAAATACGATGTAACTAAGTTGCTTTTAGCTGGTGAGAAAGAACAAGCAACTAATTTAATAAGAAGTCGTATTCAAGGAGCAGAAACAGGAGTCAAGACAAGAGTAGAAAATTCCATTAAAAAGTTAAAAGGTTCTAAATTCTTTAATGAACCAAAAACAAATCCTGGAAAATAGTTGCCAAAATTTCTAAAAGCTGATAATATATAGGCATGTCAGTCGAAAACGATGTCTATACTATTGTTCTAAACAAGAACTGGGAGTTTACTGGAGAAACCAAAACTGTCAAAGACACCATGACTCAGTTTCTTAGCCAAGAAGACTCTAACGGCTGGGAGGCTATTTGCATCGACTATAAAGAGCAAACTGATTCTAAGACTGGAAATGTGACTGGATATGATTATTCCAATTACACTATAAAGACTGTGTCTCGCAACGAATGGTATTTTCAACCAGTTTTTAAATACTCTCCATTTATTAAGTGTGCTAACAATAGGATTATGCGAATTCCTACTGTTCTTATTGCTAAGAACTATGGTTCTATGCCTAAACGTCTAGAAAGGGTTACTAAGACTGCTATTTGGAAGCGGGATAACTATATCTGTCAGCTTACCGGCAAGAAGCTTGATAAGCATAATGGTAGTATTCATCACGTTACACCTAAGAGCCGTGGTGGGAAAGATTCATGGGAAAACATGGTGCTTTGCGATGTTACCCTCAATCAAAAGATTGGTAATAAAATGCCTGATGAGGCTGGATATAAGCTTTTAAGAGTTCCTAAGGCTCCTGCTCCAGGCACTCACTACGTTAGTATTAGACATGAAGACTGGAAGATCTTTATTAAAACCTAATAAATATATATGACTATGAAAAAGTTAATGTTGGTAATAGTTGGTTTGTTTATCACAACCTCTGCATATGCAGGAGGTTGGGGAGTTAGTGTAAACATTGGAATTCCTTTTTATACCCCAGCTCCTGTAGTTTATACTCCCGCTCCTGTAGTTTATACAACACCTGTTTATTTGCCAAGACAGGTAATATATTCCCCTGCTCCTGTTGTATATGTTCCAGCTCCTGCTCCGGTTGTATATCCAACTCCTATTGGAATTGTTTGCCCAACCCCTGTAACTGTGTATTTCCCTGCTACTTTTCATCACTATCACCACTTTAGACATTAATCTAAGTTTTAACACAAAATAAACCCGTTGTTCTCCGTCACTATAACAGGGAGACAACGGGTTTTATCTTGTTTTAATGTTCTCACTTATACCAACCAGTTAACGACATTCTATGCTTCTGTACGTGGTGAGAAACCTGAGTGACACTATGAGGAGTAACATAATCTCCAACTCTAAAGCAAACAAACTTGTTAAAGCTAGGAACAATGGTTTTTAGCACGTTTCTATCCTTATCTTGAGCTGTAAATAAGCCACCGTAGTCAGGTCTCCAATCCTTAGTAAGATGATAGACAAAGGCTAGTTTACCATTCATATCATCAGAATGGGTATTAAGGAAGCAGCCTTGAGAGTATTTGCTAGTAAAAATTGTAAAGGGAGCAACAATATTCAGTGTATTACCAGTAATAGCATTTAAAAACACTATAAACTCAGGAGCGCTAAAGAATCTAGTTAGCTGACATTCTTGACAAACACAATCTACTGGGTGATCATTAAAAGATCTATAGAAGAAATATGCAAATTTACCCTCCCCATTAGCCTTATGAGCTGCCTCGTATGTAATTTTAATTGCAGCCTGATTATCAGGAGTGTTTTGAAAACGATCTCCTTGATTATACTCATCATAGATCTCAGTGTTAGTTACATAATTTTTAAATATGGCTGGCACACTTGAGGAAGACCACCATTCTGAAGGATACAGTTCATTATAAAAATAATGCATATGATCAGCAGTAGCAGCATCTAAAAATTCAGGAATTTCTAATCTGCCAGTAGATTTAAATGTACTAGCTAGTTCCTGAATAATGAGATTTGGATTAATTTTAGGCTGGATTACCTTTCCAATATCCTGATGTAATACCGTCATACAAAATATGTATATTATTTTCGATTGAAATCAATTAACATTTAGCGCGCTGGTGGAGCAGCGGGACTTACTGGCCATAGGATATTATCCAGATCTTCTGTGTATTGAGGTAAATCCCTTAAGGCTTGTCTATACTGTCTCCAAGCAAATTTTTTATCTTCTGAATATGTTTCCCACCTATCAATAGTTACGTAATTATCAGATGCATTTAAAAGATCATTACGATACTGTCTGACTTTTAAAAGCTTGTCTGATTTAATTTCTTCTTCTGTTTTTGCAAACACTACAACAGTATAAACTAAATTATCTACTAACACTGGTTTATCCAACAAATTAAAAATTTGCGTTTCTGGATTGTATGGTAATGTGTCAATAACTCTATACAAGTTATTTTCTTGTAAAAATGAATCTGGTACACCAGTATCTGGAAAAGATACATGAGGATACATTTCATAAATATTTTGTATTGTAATATTATTGTCGATTATTGTTGCTACTTTCATAATTTTAATTATAAGTTATTCTGACTTGACCTCTTCCACCATCACCACCAGTTCCTGCGGTATTTGTATTTGTACCTCCTGCACAAACTGCATTTTGACTTGACCATCCCATACCACCAGCTCCTCCAGGAACTCCACCATTACCTCCTGCATTATTATATGAACCACCCCCTCCACCTCCTCCGTTGACAGTACTTTGTCCATTTCCACCTGAATTGGAACCTCCACCTCCACACCCTCCCGCTGCACCGCTTCCAGAAGCGCCTCCCGCTGCACCGCTTCCACCAGTTCCATTGACTCCATTTGCAGTTGTTCCTGCTGATCCTCCTCCACCACCTTCTGGACCACCACCTCCTGATCCGCCAATATATCTTATTGTGCCAATAGAATTAGCTAATTGAGTTGAATTATTTGGTATTGTAGTTGGATGTGTTGCTCCACCAACCGCTTTACAGCCAGTAGTTGAAGACGTAGGTACAGAGTTAGAATTATAATTTACCCAACTATCACCACCTGCTGTTGCACTTGATGAACCAGTACCAACTCCTCCAGCTCCAACAGTATAATAAAAAATATTCCCACCACTTATTCCTGTAATAGTAGATCTTGCATAAGCTCCTCCCGCACCAGTTCCAGTACTTATATCACCTCCAGTGCTTCCTCCTCCTCCACCCCAAGCTTCTACAACTGCGCTTGTGGCTCCAGATGGAACGGTACTTGAACCAGAACCTACACTTAGTACTAAAACTTCTACTGGTGTAAAACCACCGCCACCTTTACTTCTTATTAATGGTCCGCGACCAGAACCTATAGTAGCCATAAAAATTAAAAATTTTGACCTCCGTTAAAACCATACCAGTTTGTACCGTCATATATAAAGCTAAAAATATCAAATTTAGTATTTGTTGTTGTTAGAGTTGGTGCTGTACCTCCTGGCCACTTAACAGAAACCCCACCAAAGGACCAGGTTATTGTGAATACAGAACCATTAGGTATTGTTATTATTGTAAATGAATTTGCCCTACCTGCAGTTAGATTACTAATAGTAAAGCTAGTGACGCTAGCATTAAGAGTAAGACGCGCAACGGTTGTTGTGTTAAGATCTATAGTAACAACCCCAGCTGAAGGGGAAACATTATTGAAAGTTTCCTTAACACCTCTTATATTACTTACTGCAGATATTGTAACTGTTGTACCATCATCAGTCATTGAAGAATTTGCAACTGTTGTAGAGCTGCTAAATTTCGCAATTGTGTTAGTGGTTCCACCTGATACTCCAGCACCAGGCTGACCTGAGAAGCCTGGTAAACCAGATGTACCAGGTAAACCAGATGCTCCAGGTAAACCGCTATGACCGGGTAAACCGCTATGACCAGGCTGACCTGAGAAGCCAGGTAAACCAGAAACACCAGGTAAACCGCTATGGCCAGGTAAACCTACAGCACCAGGTAAACCAGAAAAACCAGAAACACCAGAAACACCAGGTAAACCGCTATGACCAGGTAAACCTACAGCACCAGGTAAACCAGATTCACCAGGTAAACCAGATGCACCAGGTAAACCAGATGATGTTCCACCAACAATTAATGCTGCAGAAAAATATGTACCGCTTCCTTCAGTATTGCCTTGTTGGATGTCTTGTGTTCCAGTATCTGCAGTAAAAACGGTAAAATCTAAATAGTCAGCACCACCATTGAGAAAGATTATCTTTGTTAAGATTTGAGAAATACCAATACCAGCTTGTAATGAATGTTGGCTAATACCCATTTGGGTTGTACCATTCTTACGTATTTGAATATTAGTTTGGTTAGTTGTAGTAACATCTGCTGCGCCCCACCATACAGCAAAAGTTATTTCATAATAACCTTCAACGGTTGGTTTGAATTGATATGTAGAGGCATTCCACCAGTTTTGTGGGTCAAAATAATCAACAAATTGGACTACTGTATCAGCTCCAGCTGTTATTGTTTGAGTAGAAGAATTCAACTTCCCGCTTGCTACATAATTGCTTACAGTTAATTGACCACCATCTTTACCTGGCAAACCACTTGCTCCAGGAAGACCAGAGACTCCAGGAGGACCGCTAATACCTGGAGCACCGGAGACACCAGGAGGACCGCTAATTCCAGGAGTACCACTAATACCAGGACCACCACTAATACCAGGTAACCCACTGTAACCAGGCAGACCGCTATCGCCTGACAATCCAACCATACCTGGCAAACCACTAACACCTGGCAAACCACTACCACCTAAAGCTCCGCTGATACCTGGTGCTCCACTAATACCAGGACCACCGCTAACACCAGGACCACCGCTAACACCAGGACCACCGCTAACACCAGGCAGACCGCTATCGCCTGGCAGACCACTAAAGCCAGGCAGACCACTGTGGCCAGGTAAACCGCTAATACCTGGCAGACCACTGTGGCCAGGTAAACCGCTAATACCTGGCAGACCACTGTAGCCAGACAAACCGCTAGCGCCAGGTAACCCACTAATACCAGGAGTTCCGCTTATACCAGGAAGACCGCTGTTACCTGTTGCACCAATTGGAGTAATACTGAAGGAATAATTTGTCTCTCCCTCTGAATAAAGAGAAACTGTATTAGTATTATTACCATTATTTACAGCTTTAATTTCAACATACAATCGATCATTTAATAATGCAGATGCCCCATTAAAGAACGAGTCTGAAAGTTGCATCTGTGGTGTAGTGTTTGAAACAACAGCAACAGGAGCAGTTGATAATAAATAGGTTAAGGTGCCTAAATTAGTGTTGTATCGGTAAACTTGAGCATATACATCAAAAATTGTATTGTTACCACCTCTTACACAGTGCAAATAAAATGCCCAAATACCAGGTGTAATGAATGTTAAATAAGGGTCGTTCTCTGGAGTAATGAAACTTTGAATAACACCTGTTTCACTGGCACTTAAAGTTATTGTATCAACTGTCTGTGCTAAAAGTACTGGAGTTGTACTCCACTCTTTCCAACCAGATAAAGATGTAACTGAGTTGTTTAAGTAATACGTTGCACCACCAGCAATACCTCTTGCTCCTGGTAAACCACTTGCTCCTGGTAAACCACTAATACCAGGAACACCGCTAATACCTGGAGTACCGGAGACACCAGGAGTACCACTAATACCAGACAACCCGCTTGCTCCTGTAGTACCACTATCCCCTGACTGTCCGCTTGCTCCAGGAAGACCAGAGACACCAGGAACCCCGCTAATACCTGGAGTACCGGAGACACCAGGAACCCCGCTAATACCTGGAGTACCGGAGACACCAGGAACCCCGCTAATACCTGGAGTACCGGAGACACCAGGAACCCCGCTAATACCTGGAGTACCGTAGACCCCAGGAGTGCCGCTGATACCTGGTACTCCAGATTCTCCAGGAAGACCAGAGACACCTAGCAAACCACTTGCTCCAGGAAGACCAGAGTCACCAGGAGTGCCGCTGATACCTGGTACTCCAGATTCTCCTGTAGTACCACTAATACCTGGCAAACCACTTGCTCCAGGAAGACCAGAGACCCCAGGAGGGCCGCTAATACCTGGAGCACCGGAGACCCCAGGAACCCCGCTGATACCAGGAGTACCACTAATACCAAGACCACCGCTAGCACCTGGTAGACCGCTAGCACCTGGTAGACCGCTTATTCCAGGGGTTCCAGAGTCTCCTGGTGTTCCACTAATTCCAGGAACACCAGAATCTCCTGGAAAACCTCTTGCTCCAGGAAGACCGCTAATACCTGGAACACCGCTAATACCTGGAAAACCACTATCTCCAGGAATTCCGTTAGTCCCTGGCAAACCACTTGCTCCTGGAGTACCACTAATACCAGGGATGCCGCTAAATCCAGGTAAACCGCTAATACCCTGAGTACCTACTGTACCAGGTAAGCCGCTAATGCCTGGAGAGCCGCTAATGCCTTGCAAACCACTATCCCCTGGAGAGCCACTAATGCCTGGCAAACCACTATCTCCAGGCTTGCCGCTCAACCCACTTGTTCCAGGCAACCCACTTTCTCCTGAGGTTCCTGATGGGCCTTGAACACCTGGTAATCCACTAGCGCCAGGATTGCCTGAAGTTCCTGGAGTACCACTAATTCCGGGTATTCCTGATATTCCTGGAAGACCACTAATACCAGGAATACCTGAAATACCAGGAGCCCCAGATATACCTTGAATACCAGGTAGACCGCTTGCTCCTGGTGTACCAGAGATGCCTGGTGTACCAGAGATGCCTGGTATGCCACTAATACCCGGTACACCACTTATGCCTGGTGTACCAGAGATGCCTGGTATGCCGCTAGTGCCAAGGAGACCGCTTGCTCCTGGTAACCCACTTGCTCCAGGAAGACCACTTGCGCCAGGCAGCCCACTTGCGCCTGGAATACCAGAGATACCGGGCGTTCCACTAATACCAGGAGTACCAGAGATACCCGGAATACCGCTAATGCCTGGTACACCACTTGCTCCTGGTAACCCACTTGCTCCAGGAAGACCGCTTGCTCCAGGCAAGCCACTGGCTCCTGGTAGTCCGCTAGCTCCAGGCAGTCCGCTGAAACCAGGAGTTCCGCTAATACCAGGAATACCGGAGATACCAGGAATACCGGAGATACCAGGAGAGCCAGGTAAACCACTAGCTCCAGATTCTCCAGGGGCTCCTATTTTACCGGCAGTTGTAACATAAAATTTACCAGCTGAAAGTGCTAAGACTGAGAGTGGGTCTACTAGAGTATCAAGTCCAGATGCATCTATATCTGGGGTATTAATTACAAAGTTTGAAGCAGATAACGTAGAATGTATAGTCATCTCGTTAGTATTACCATCTGCTGTAAACATTGACCCGCTTGGTCCTTCTAAGATTGCTACACCAGCGTCGCTTGAAGAAAGATATACAGTGTTTGTAGCTACTCCTGAGAAAGATATTACCGCTACTCCTGGTATTACTTGTATGTCTGCCATATTAGTGAAAATATTTATTGAAAACCAACAGGTTTAATGGTAATTACTTATTACATATGTTTGTTTTTACACTAGTAGATAACAACGAATTAGAGCATGCTATACCTTTTTATTACCGATCCAAAAGATTGGGGTTTAACGAGCGTCTAAACTTTATTTTTAACGATAAAGAAGTGCATAGAACCTTTAAAATGCTAAGACTTAAGTCAAATATTCACTTACATGAAAGTCTAGAGCACAGCTTTTTAGCTGGGTTCCTCACTAAACCTCAGCAGTTTTTGTATATAGATGTTAAAACAGTGCTAACTAAAGACCCTTCAGTGTTGTTTCAAGATGCCTTGACTAGAAGTGAAATTGTTTATTATGAGTATAAAAACAACTATAAGTTGTTTGGAGCTAACTATAATAGCAACTTTAAATTTTATTACCCTGATTTGTTAGATGATTACGAACTATATCTACAAAAAAATGAGGGTAACATTTACACGTTACCCTCTTGCGGTTTAACTACAACTGAAACTATTAAGAGTTAAAGACAAACTCACAGGCATTACCAGCACAGGCAACAGTAGCCTGAACAGACGTCTCATCCTCATTTTCTTGTAGCTTGGTATAGTCTACACTACTCATGTTTTTGATAATAGCCTCATACTTCTGCTTGTCAGCCTCAGTAGATACTGATTCATTAGGTGCTTGAGCATAGAGCTTATCACCAAAGTCAGGCAACAACGACACAGCACAGAAGTACTGACGATTATCAAACAAGTACTTGGTCACAAAGTCCCATTCGTCATCCTTGACGCTAACAGTACAGCTAACGTTATGATGAATAGGCTTCTCATAATCGTTAGTTCCAGGGATAACCCAGTTTGTCTGAGTAGACTTGATGTACTCCAAGTGCTGCTTAGCGGACAAGTCCCCCTTAACAATAGCCTCTGGGCTAACCTCAATAGGGAAGCAAACAACGTCGTCAGTCTTATTAGCAGACCAAACGCTAGGTTCGCACATATGAGAATTGTACATCTTGAAGAACTGATAAACATTATCAATCTTGTTCATCTGCACTCTACGGAAGTACTTGCGAGAGTGATGAGGGTGAATACCAGAAGCAGACTCTAGTACAAGGCTAGAGGTTCCTTCAGGCTTGATACAAGTAACACGAGCAGCCTGCTTGATACCAATCTTGTCAGCCCAAACACGATTAGTCTCTACAGCAGCAGCACTGGCAAGGTTCTGACAGTCGGGATCAAGCAACACACTAGGATTATCCATCATGCCAGTAATAGATACACCCAAAAGAGCCTCGTCATCAGTAAGCTTCTTAGCAGCATTGCTAAGATACTTAAAGTCAGTATATGCAGCCTGTAAAGTACCAATCAAAGAAGCAGCTCTAGAAGCCTCAATAAAGTCCTGCTTAGTCTTAACCTTGGCTCCATTGATAGAAGTCAAGTTACAGAACTGAACACCACAAACACCATCTTCAGTAACAGGAACGAATGAAATCTCAAAGCAAGGATTCAACAATTGCTGAGGATGATCTGCAAATACGAACCCAGGTTCACCATACTGACGAGTGCGTTCAATGATCTTGCGAAAGTCTTCCAGAGTAGTCTGATTTCGCAAAAGAAGAATACTGTTGTTAGAACGAGCGCGCTGAGGTTCAATATGATGCCAACCAATCATCATATCCTTGGTAATTGTATTCTGATATTCCCACTCAGAAACAGTAACTTCATACTCTTTCTTGTTAACAATAACCTTGCCAGAGTATTGACCATTGTCTTCCTTATGGAACTTAGAGTGCTTAGTTATTGCAAAGTTAGTCTTTGCATTGAGCATGTCTTCATCTTCCTTCATGAAGATAACAGAAGTAGCAGAACGACGAATACCACCAGAAAGAACAGCATCAGAACAATGCATCAAGATATCATAAGCATCAACAGAGCGAAGACGAGCATGCTCTTGCTTCTCAATCAAATGATCCAAGAAATCCTTGATCTTCTTGTGAGCAGACTTAAGACCTCTGTAACCAGGAGCCTTGCCACCACCAGTCTTAATCTTTGCACCTTCTGGACGAATCTTGCTATAGTCGAAAACAATCTTACGACCAGACAAGGCATTGTTACGAGTATAACAATTCAACAAGACTTCGACTGAATCAGCCCAACCTTCAATAGTATCCTGCACAGTATAAGTAACAACCGTTCCTGTCTTATCTGCTGCAGTAACCAAGTCGGGCAAGCGGTCCAAGAAGGTCTTGGAGAGACCAATCCCAACACCACAACCACACAAAAGTAGGTAAAAGATCTCAGAAAAGCTTCTCACTGAGTCTACGTGGCGAACCGCACAGTTAAAAAGGCGGGCGTTGTGAGCGAAAACAGCCTTGCCACCGAATTGCATAGAACGCATAGAAGGAACAACCTTCTTGGCACGAACATAATCAAAGGCCTCTGAAATCAGCTTCTTATCTTCTACAGAAAGATGCTTAAACTTTTGCAAATGCATAGACTCGACTCGACCGATTGTCTCATCCCAAGTCTCACGTCTCTTATTCTTCTCGTTGTAACGAGCGTATTTCGTAGTAAAAACAAAACGAGCGATTTCTTCGAGCCCGTTTACCGGTTTATTTTCAGTTGTAGTTCCCATATAGTTTAGATGAAGAAAAGTAGAAGGTTACCCCTCTACTCTCTGTTATAAGTGTAGTATATATTTATTCTCTCGTGAAATCTACTTTCGTTCGATGAAAGAATAAAGTTTATTTGCGGTACCGAGAATCTTGTCGTAAAGTCTCTCGTTTGCAAGTACAGATTCAGGATATTCTAGGAACTCCTTGGAACCATCGCTGTTGCTTCGCACTTCTTCTTGCCTGAGATAAATGTTATGCATTTCCAGATCCTTTGCCATCTGGAGAACCTCAAGTCTAATCTCATAGGCGTTTTTGTTTGCAGTGCTAACCGTGTTTGTTTGTGATGTTTTCATATGTGTTTTGCACGATTCATCGTACAAATTTACTTATTTTTCTATTCTGCAAAGTGCAACTTGTAAAAATAAATAATCTGAATTAATATTCATATGGTTAAAATCCAAGTACGGTACGGAAAGAAAACAGCCGATTGGTTCTTGAGATTTGGCATAGAAAGAAAGAAATTACAATTAGCCTTTGAAAAATTATTAGAAAAAGAGTTTCCAGGTAAAAAAATTAAAAGACACATAAACATTAAGGCTGATTCTCGATTCTTAGATAGTGGTTATTACTTCGGGAGTAATACTTTAGATATTGGGGTTGCTCCATTTAGGAAGAAATATGATAAGAAGTCAAGAAGACGTATATTTTTAAGAGATTTATTACACGAATTCAGGCACTGGATACAAGATAAACTGCTAAAAGTAAAAGAAAAGGAACTTGATTATACAGCTCACGATGTAGATAATAAAACAGATAAGTACTATTGGAATGTTTGGGAAGTAGATGCTAGACACTATTCAACTAAGCACTTTCAACGAACTTTTAGACTATTGTTTAATAAATAACTATATGAAATATATTAAGAATCTACTTACTATTCTCAATCAGCTCAAAGTCTATCATTGGCAGACTACTAGCTATGCTCAACATCAGGCTCTTGGTGGAGCCTATGATGCTCTCAATGGTTTGATTGATCAATTCATTGAAGTATACATGGGTAAATACGGTAGAATAGAAGCCAAAGGTGGTTCTTCTACAGTTGACTTGTTTAATACAGATCAATTGCCTGTAGATGGTTTTGTAAATAATGCTGTAGAGTATATTGTAGCTTTAGAGATTCCTGATAAGAATGCTGATACAGATCTTATGAACATCAGAGACGAGATGCTTGCTGAACTCAATAAGCTCAAGTATCTATTGACCTTAGAGTAATTAATCTTCAATAACAAATTGCTTCTCGAATGTCGTATAAGCCTTCTTATACGACTCTTTTGTTTCTAAAGTAGCATTTTGTGTGTATTGCCAGTTCCAGAACATCTCTTTAGGTGTTTTAAATCCAAAAAACTCTAATACCTGCTTTTGAGTATCTAATACATCTTTTCCATTCCAGTTCTGACCAATCAATATTAAACCAGCATCAATATTAGATACAATGTTCTTCTCACCCAGCGTTGAATGTCTGTTTTCGATCCAGGTTAAACGCTCAATTAGCTTTTGATAGTAACCATTTGTTTGTCCCCATCTAACTGAACCAAATATCTGAACTGCATCACTCTCGAACAACGGTTTACTAATCTTCCAAAGTTCGTCATCCTTGTTATTGATACTAGCCCAGCATCTATGAAAACCACTAGGGTTCTTTTCTTTGTCTTTTAACAAGGCATCCTTAGTACCACAGTGATTACCACCTTTATCAGGGCTGCTACTAACATTTCCTTCACATGGATAGATCTTTAGCTTAGGTACTTCAATTAATGTAGCCTTTTGCTTTCCTAATTGTTCCTGAACATAGATAGCTAATTGAGTAGACTTAGGAATATCGTCAGTATGACCTGTCCAACGATTAGAAGTGGTGAGAAGAAGAACTTTTTCTTTCTTAGACAAGTAGTCTATTGTTTTATCAAGCTGTTCTCTTTCTTTACTCTCTTGAATAAGATAATGATTTAAAAAGTTCATTTCTATTATTTATTTGTTATGCTAAAGACATGCCCCTGCTTTTTCTACCAGATCCTTTATTTCTTGCTCCCCAGTTTTCTTGCTGGCTATGACAATTTGGGCATATTAATCTAACATTATTGGGTTTATGGTTACTAGGGTTTCCGTCTATATGGTCTACTTGTAGTGTTAACGGCTTGTTATTCCAATTAGATATATTGCAACACTCACACTTATAGCCTCTCTCTTCTGTAATATATCTACGAATTGTTGTTCTTTCAATTACTTGAGAATCCCCATTTAACCACTTTTGCTTGTTTAAGAATTGTTTTTATTCTCCTCTGCAAGCAGGGTTGCAAAACTTGTTTTTTGAAACTAAGTGATGCATCATTTCTTTTTCAGCTCCACAGTTTAAGCATTTAAAAGAATCTCTCGTTTTGGTAGGTCTAGCCATGTCAATATTTATTAGGCTACGATTATTTTTTAGAGAGAAATGGTGCGGTATGAGGGAATCGAACCCTCGTCTCAAGCTTGGCAAGCTCGCATAATAAGCCACTATACGAATACCGCATTGACTATATTATTTACTATCTCCTAGATAAAAGCAACAAAAAACCCGCTGAGAAATTAATCTCAGCGGGCTAACTGACTGATTCTGATTAGAAGCGGAAGTTCAAGCCAGCGGAAACAACAACTGAACCATTAAGCTCCTTAGTAGCGAAGTTAAACTTGCTAGTGCTAAAGTTGTTATCAACATAACTAACATCAGCAAACGGAGTAAGGGTTCCAAAGGAGAGCTCAAACGGACGAGCAACAGTAACCTTACCAACGAAGGCCTCATAATCGGTGAACTTACCATACTCAGCAAGAGGAGTCACAGAGAAGCCGAACGGGAGAGCCTGAACGCGATAAAGACCTGCACTAACACCAGTCTGATCGAGGTTGTAATCATAAGAACCGCGAACATAAGGAGTGACATATGGGTTCTTAAGAGCAAGCTTAGCTCCAAACTCAGTGGAATTAGGAATACCAGTCACACCGCTTTGGTGACGAGTAATATCAGCATCAGCACGCAAAGAGAAATCACTGAAAAGATCAAATGCCTTTCCAGTTCCAAGCGTCCAATGAGACTGATCCAAGTCGTTGTTGGGGAGCAACGTGCCCTTGAGGTAGACATCAGCATACTTAAGAGTCTTGCTGGCATCAACAGCAATCAATGCTGAGGCATTGTTACGAACAACACCATTAACGACGTAGTTATTATTGTATCCTGCCGTAACCCCAACAGAGGCGTTATCAGCGGCAGTGATAGAAAGGGCGACAACCAAAGATGCGATCGCCACGAGGGACTTAAACATGTTTTTCATATCGAGTAATATTATAAAGCGTTGCCAAAAAAAAGCAACTGTTTTTATTTAGGTCAGCGCATAAATATTTCTATGATCGTATCAAAGCTCAAAGATATCTATGCCCGAAAAGTCCTCAGAGAACAGGATGAGGTGAAAATCTTTAAGCAGGACCCTGATCAAGACTCAGTTGAGCACATTGCCACCTTGGATAAAGTCTACTACAACAATGTTCTCAGAAGAGCTCTTAAGGCAAACGATGTTTCTGGAGAAGAAGTTGACACAGTCTTGTTTAAAGAGTCTCTTATAAAGGCTGGAGTTGCTCCAGGCTCTGATATCGCCAACTCATTTGCAGTCTTTATCAAGGAGACTGGTATGACTTTCAAGAAAGAAAATCAAGATGAGTTTGCCAAGATTTTAAAACTCTACGGAGAAAGCAGCGATAGTGGTTCTCTTGTTGAGATTCTTACTACCTGTTACAAAGGCAACGTTTCTTCTCATATTCCAGAACTTACTCGCCTAGTAAAACAAAAGACAGAGGCTAAAAAAGGTAAGGCTGTTGGTCCAGGTGAAATTTTCTTTGAGATTTTCGCAGGTGGTACTAGCGCCTCTGTAGGTGATATGGAACTAGATGGGAAGACTTTTGAAATTAAGTCTACTCCAGGTGCTAGATTAGAGACAGAGAGAACAGAAGGAGCTAGCAAAGAAGATCTAGGTCGCAAGGCTGCAGAAGGTGACTTAGAAGATATTAAAGACTTGGTCTCTGTATTAGCTGGATATGATATTGATGATCCAGGTAAAGAGGAGCTAATTAGTGGCACTCTTGATTCTTATATTGAAAGCAGAAAGTCTTCTATTGTAAGAAGCATCAGAACCAAATACATCGACAAGAGAACCTTATCTCAGGCTGACGATTTATTGAGGCTAGTTGGCTTTATACAATTAAAGTGCTACCAGCTCAATAAGAACTTCGATTACCTATTAGCCTTTGATTGTGAAAGTACTGATATTAAGATTGATCTTGTCAATTCTAACATTCCAGTAAGCCAACTCTTAGAAAAGAAAAAAGATTGGAGATTTAATTACGACTGGTCAACTGGCTCTGGTTATAGCACAGCCATGAAGATCATGGCTATTTAAAATTCTTCTTATATTCTTCTACAATGGTATTTATTTTATCTCTATAACTGCTGTGCATGTACTGATGGTGAGTTGGACACAGCGGAATTAAATTGTTTGGATTATTATTATCGTGATTTCCATCGTAATGATGAACTTCAACAATTAAATTTTCTTTGCAAACAATACATTCTTTTTTATGATAATGAAAACAAGTAGTTCTATAGCTGTCTTCTTTCCAGTTACCGTTATTAGGTCCGGTTCTAAACAACTTATTTGAGCAAGCATATGAACAAGTTGTGCTAGGTCTCTTTACTGATGTAATAAAATTGTTTTTACAAATCGGGCAAGTACTAATTTGCTTGCTTTTGTTAACTTTACAAACTTTACAGGTGTAATTCTCTTTTTGTTTGATGTTTTTTAATTCATAATCCCATTTTTCAATCTGAATTAAACAAGAAGAACACTTTATAAAAACTTTACCCATACAATTATTTATTCAAATTGTATGGGTTTGAGACAACCTCTCGAATTAAAATGGTCGGCCACGACAGAATTGAACTGTCTCCGCATGCTCCCAAAGCATGTATGCTACCGTAACACTTGTGACCGATAAATGGTGGGAAGTAGAGGATTTGAACCTCTGGCCTTATCCGTGTAAAGGATCTGCTCTGCCGCTGAGCTAACCTCCCGTGTTATTATTTAATCAATTAAGCAACAAATCCAGAGCTTTTTGCTTAATTTGTACACCCTGCCCAAAGATTGTATTAGCTACAAAACGTTTTTCAAGAGCAATTTTACCGTGCTTAAGAATCTTATTCGGATTATTATGATGGTCAAAATACTCCGTAACTGCATTGAACATATCCCAACGAGTACGCCCAATGTTACCAGCACCGTTATTAAACAGCTCAATGATATGAGCCTTGCGGTGAATAAGACGCATAGACTGCTTTGAATTAGCCTTCTTAGCGTTCTTAGGCATAAGCTTATCAAGAAAGTTTTTAGCCTCCTGAGCATTCATAATCTTATCGTTAAGAGCATCAGCCTGTTCAACAAAACCCTTGCCTGCATCCAAGAAGCTATTGATAAGAATCATATTAGTATCAATCTTGCGTTGGTGATTCTTGGTGTGCATAACACCAAGACCAGACTCAGAAGCAGCCTTAACCATGAGCTTCAACTGATTGTTACAGAAGATTCGATGAGCCATACTCAAATAAGAGTTTCGAAAAGTACCATCGTTAGTAATCAAACAGAAGATACGATTGTTAATTGTATCCATGGGACGGTACTTGAGACTCATCGGATTCTTAAATCGAGCTGCTACCCAGCACTTTCGCCCGTTTTCAATGATACCAGCGTTCTCATACTCAAGATCGAACTTTTTAACAATGTTCTTGTGGAAAGGTTCAACCATAGTAGGAACATCAACAATGTTATAACGCTTACCAACAATACCAAGCACAGAATCGTTGTTGGTGTTGCGAATAATGAACTTATCCTTGATCTGTTTGCCATTGCGGTCAAACAGCGGCTCCTTCTCGAGCTTAAAGTCAAGATTAGCTCGTGTAATCAACTCGTCGAAGTCGGTAACACCAGTGATTTCGGTTCCAAGCTTCGTGTCGAGAGAGATAAGATTGCTTGTCATACCATTATTTATAGTCTCGATATCAGAAAAAGGCAACAGGAAAGTTTACTCCCTCCAACCTTTTTGCAGATGGTAGGCAAGGTTGCCGTCAGCATTATACATTTCCAGAATATCTTCCTCAAACTTCACCTGCTTCAAGGCGAGCTTATGAGCAAGCTGAACGTTCTTTCCAGAGATCTCGATGTCGCGGCAATCGTGATTGTGGAAGTTGCGAATAACGACTTTGTAACTCTTCATGACCAACATTATAGATGGTCTAGTTTATGAATCAAGCAGAAAAATTAATTTCTTTATTTTCTTCTGAAATCTTTAGAGTTTTAACCTTATTTTTAGAGGAAATGAAGTCAATCATTGGGTTAAAAATAAGCTTTTCAACAATTCTCTTAATTTCCCGTGCCCCATACTTCTCAGTCTGGCTTTTATCTGAAATATACTTTACAATAGATTCAGAGAAGGAGACAGAACGTATACCGGTCTTCTGTTTAACTCTATTAATAATAATTTCTAGTTCCTTATTGATAATTTGATTTATAGTATTATTATCAGTTACCTTATCGAACACGATAATATCATCAAAGCGGTTCAGAAACTCAGGTTTAAAGTGCTTCTCAATAGAGCTAACGAAGTTTTCTGTAAAGTTCTGTGCACCGAAACCCATGGATCTCTCAGTTGAAGCACCAACATTGGTTGTAGCAAAGAAATAACAGTTCTTAAGGTTTATTTCTTCGCCAGAAGAGTCAGTTAACCTACCACTATCTAGCACTTGCAATAAAACAGTATATACTTCTGGGTGAGCCTTTTCAATTTCATCAAATAAAATGATGCTATTAGGAAAGTTCTTTATCTTTTCAGTAAGCAAACCACCCTTCCCATACCCAACATATCCTGGAGGTGCGCCGATTAGCTTGGCAATTGAATGAGCCTCAGCAAATTCAGACATATCAAACACTACAAACGACTCTGGAGTGCTGTTATTTAAAAATTCATGGAGCTTTCTCACTAGTAATGTCTTGCCAACACCAGTAGTCCCGGCTAGTAAGAAAGATCCAAGGGGTTTATTTGGATCCTGTAAATCCAACTTAGACTTTTTAATGATTTTAACAATCTTTTGGATAGCCTGAGACTGTCCAAACACGTTATTCTCTAAATATGTTCTGAGTTCCTTAAAGTATTCTTCATTAACTTTGATTTTATTAATTGGAATGTTAGTCAACTTACTTACAACAGCATCAACATCATTGACTTTTATTGGTGCAAAGGAAGTAATACTCTTTTTCCAGTCGTCTAACTGCTTGTTCAACACAGCAGTCTCTTGTTCTTCTTGTTCTTTATACAATAAAGCCTTTTCAAAGTTGTTTTTAAACAAGAACTGCTCTTTCTTCTGCATTGTCTTTAGTACAATGTTCTGTGTCTTAACTATATTCTTTGGTATTACATTCTTTTTATTGTAGACAAATGAGCCAACTTCATCTAAAATGTCAATAGCCTTGTCTGGAAACTTTCTATTAGTAACAAACCTGTCAGAAAGATGAACAATACGCTTTAAAATTGTGTCATTAATGTGGCATTTATAGTAATTCTCGTAATCTTTCTTTACTCCTTTGAGAATACACAACGTCTCATTAGTGTTAGGCTCTTTAAATATTACTTTTTGAAACCTTCTCTCAAGAGCCTTGTCTTGTTCGAATGAAGCCTTGTAATCACTGAAGGTGGTTGAGCCAATTATTCTAACATTTTCAGCTGTAAGAACAGACTTTAATGTATTCCCTAGATCAACCCCAGAGGATTTACCTAAACTAGTCAGGTTTTGAATCTCATCAATGTAGACAATAAGGTCTTTCTTTGTTAAAAGTGCGTGAATAAGCCCTTGAATACGTTCTTCGAAATCTCCTCTGAATCTAGTACCAGAAATAAGCTTGTTTAAATCAAGACTGTAAACTGTCTTGTTCTGCAAGAACTCAGGTACATCATTATCTCTAATTTTTCTTGCGAGATTTAATACCTGGGTTGTTTTTCCAACTCCAGGCTCACCAATAAGAATAACATTGCTTTTATTTTTACGACAAAGAATCTCAACCATTCTTGAAATATAATTCTCCCCACCAATAACGTTGAGAGGTAAATTAGTTTCATTTAAATTAGTACCAAACACATCAAGAATGTCGTTTGATTCCTCTTCCATCATATCATCATCAGTTAATACTGGAATAGCCTCTGAGACTTTTGGTTCATTAGGTAACAACTCCCCGTCTAAATGTTTACAAACAACCTCTTTTACGTTTTTATAAAAGACTCCTTCTGATTTTAAAATGTTAATTGCGCTACCTTGATCGTCGTAGAGTAAACCTAAAAAGACATGAACAGGGGTAAGCTCTTTTTGCTCGAGCTTCTCACAAATCTGCTCAGCTAATGCAAAAATCTTTTCTACTTTAGGGGTAAATTGAATCTCTTCTAAGGTTGGTGGTTTTTCTACGTTGCTATAAAACAAAACATTGTCTATAATGAATACGATGTTGTTGTAATCAACCTTTAGATTCTTAAACAAGTTAATTAAGATAGTGCTATTACACTTAAGCAAAGCCAAAAGAATATGCTCAGTACCAGCATATTTATTTTTTCTCTTTTTAGCCTCTTGCTTTGCGTCTTCTAGCAACTTCTTGATTAGAGGTGAATCTTTCTTCATCAATGTTATTAACAAGAAACTTCACAAAAAACAAGATGCATTAGCTACCAAAGCTTGCTGCTGCAAGATCGTATCTTGCAGTACCAACCCCAGAATTTTCACTAACAAAATTACCTTGATTGTCAAATAAGGTAGTAGTATTAACAACACTATAGTCGCTTGAGAAACCAAACCCAAATATCGCCTTATCTCCACCATAACCAGCTGCTGCTAAAGCGTATCTAGCAGTACCGGCAACAGTAGTATCTGAACCAAGAGTGCCTGTATTTGTAACTTTATTAGTTAATAAAAGGAACCCGCTATTATTAAAACCATAAGCAAATATTGCTTTATCTGTTCCGTAACCAGCTGCAGCGAGGAAACCTCTTTCAGTTACAATATTGTCAGTTTCACTAACATACACACCTGTATTAGAAAATAGTGAGGTTTTATTATAGAAAACATTACCCGCTGAGTATGTTGCTCCAAAACCAAATATTACTTTATCTCCACCATAACTTGCAGCAGCTAAATTAGCTCTTGATGTGGCTACGCTACTTGTATCTGAATTAACAATACCAAGATTTGTAACAGTGTTGGTTGTACTTGTATAACCTCCATCGAAGCCAAAGCCAAATATTGCCTTATCTCCACCATAACTTGCAGCAGCTAAATAAAGTCTTGCTGTACCAACTCCTGCTTGATCAGCATTAACTATACCAAGATTTGTAACAGTATTGGTTATAGAAAGCTTAATATCACTTGCGCCATATCCAAATATTGCCTTATCTCCACCGTAACTTGCAGCAGCTAAACCATATCTTGCAGTTCCAACCCCGGTTTGATCTATATTAACTACACCAAGATTTGTAACTGTGTTAGATTTTGAAAGTATACCGCTATCCCCTTGACCATAACCAAAAATAGCTTGTTTATTTGTTAAAACAGGAGAGGCTGTTGGGGTTACTGTTGGTGTTACAGTTACTGTTGGTGTTACAGTTACTGTTGGTGTTACTGTAACTGTTGGTGTAACTGTCTTGGTTGGAGTTAAAGTTGGGGTAGTTGGAGTAGTTAAGGTACTATTTGGTGTAGGGGTAACTGTTTTGGTTGGAGTTATAGTTGGTGTAACTGTATTAGTTGGTGTAACTGTATTAGTTGGTGTTAACGATTGAGTTGGAGTAACAGTAATTGTAGGTGTTGGTGTTGCTGGGAAGTTACTATAATCAAAAATATTAAGTAAACACATATCAACTAACATTGTACCAGTATTCATATTGAAGAACAAATATGAACAATATGCAATATATTGAGTTGGTGTTACATAACTTGGCTGAATTTCAAAGTAATATTTCTGATTGCTACCCTCTGGACCGAAATTAGTGAAAACTACGTTATAGGCTGCTGAAGTTGTACCATATGCTCCCCAACTATAATTATTAAATATATTTCCAACTAAATATAGTCTGCTTACAACAAACTTAAGAATCTTAGCTATATCAGTTGCGCCTCTTGAAGCAATATTAGAAGAATCAATAGCATTAATTATATAATTCTTACTATCGGCAAAATTATTAATGTATGGTTCAGTATCCGGAGACTGGAAGCAATATGTATTCTTTTGTGTAGGTGTAATTGTGGGAGTGATTGTTGGTGTAACTGTATTAGTTGGTGTAATTGTTGGCGTTACTGTGGTGGTTGGTGTAATTGTTGGCGTTACTGTGTTGGTTGGTGTAACTGTATTAGTTGGTGTAACTGTTGGTGTAACTGTATTAGTTGGTGTAACTGTATTAGTTGGTGTAATTGTTGGCGTTACTGTGTTGGTTGGTGTAACTGTATTAGTTGGTGTAACTGTTGGTGTAACTGTATTAGTTGGTGTAATTGTTGGTGTTACTGTGTTGGTTGGTGTAACTGTATTAGTTGGAGTTACTGTGTTGGTTGGTGTAACTGTATTTGTTGGAGTTACTGTATTGGTTGGAGTTACTGATGGAGTTGGGGTAGGTGTTGGATCAATATTAGTAAAAGTTAGAATATTAATTAAACACATGTCAAATATACAAGAACCAGGGGATAGATTTGTAGTCATCCAGCTGATATAAGCAACTTGAATTTGCTGTGTCCCTGTTGTGTACTCAATAGAAACATAATATTCATTGTTACCAGATACTATTCCATTATAAGTATAAAGTACACTATAAGCACCACCAGTTGTTCCATAAATTCCCCAGTCTGTATTATTTAAAATATTAACACTAGGGTTATAGTTATTAACAATGTATCGTAGAATCTTAACAATATCTGTTGCTCCTCTTGAACCAATGTTAGAAGAACTAATTAAGCCAGAAATATAACCCTGACAACTTGCAAAGCTGTTTAAATATACTGGGACTCTAAGAGTCTGAAAACAATATGTGTTATCTTGTGTGGGTGTAATTGTTGGTGTGATTGTATTGGTTGGTGTGATTGTTGGTGTAACAGAGTTAGTTGGTGTGATTGTTGGTGTAACTGTAATGGTTGGAGTAACAGTATTGGGTGGAGTTACTGTATTAGTTGGTGTAACAGTGATAGTTGGAGTTACAGTAGCTGTTGGTGTTACTGTATTGGTTGGAGTTACAGTATTTGTAGGTGTAACAGTATTTGTAGGAGTAACAGTATTTGTAGGAGTAACTGTGCTGGTTGGTGTGATTGTTGGTGTTACTGTATTGGTTGGTGTAATTGTTGGAGTTACAGTGTTTGTTGGAGTAATTGTAGGGGTAATTGTAGGAGATAAACCAGTTGTCGTTGTAACAGTAGGGGTAACAGTAGGGGTAACAGTATTTGTTGGGGTTACTGTAGTGGTTGGTGTAACTGTTGGTGTAACTGTATTTGTTGGTGTTACTGTATTGGTTGGAGTTACTGTAACTGTTGGTGTAACTGTTGGGGTTGGTGTTACATTAAAATATTGAATAACATTCAACAAGCACATATCAATCGCGCATTGACCAGTATTATTATTATATGATAGATAGCTAATATAAGCTATTTGATAGGGTTCAACATTACCAGAATATGACCATTCTATTGATACATAATATTGATTTTTACCGCCAACTATTCCATTAAAAGTGTAAATTACACTATAAGCAGCGTTAGTAGTACCAAAGTCTCCCCAGTTAGAATTATTTAATATGTTGCTTGTAGTTGGTAGTACTTGAGTAATATAAAGGAGAATTTTTCGAAGATCAGAAGCCCCTCTTGATTGAAGATTTGAGGCAAAAAGTTGGTCTTTTATATAATTTTGACAAATATCAAAGTTATTTAAATATACAGTTTGTACTGGAGTTTGGAAGCAATATGTATTATCTTGTGTAGGTGTAATTGTTGGTGTAATTGTTGGAGTAACTGTAACTGTTGGTGTAACAGAGTTAGTTGGTGTGTTTGTTGGTGTAACTGTAATGGTTGGAGTAACTGTATTAGTTGGTGTAACTGTATTAGTTGGTGTAATTGTTGGAGTAACTGTATTTGTAGGAGTAACAGTGTTAGTTGGAGTTACAGTGTTAGTTGGTGTAACTGTATTTGTAGGGGTAACAGTATTGGTTGGAGTTACTGTGTTAGTTGGAGTTACTGTGTTAGTTGGTGTAACTGTAGGGGTCACTGTATTAGTCGGTGTGTTTGAAGCAGTAGTTGTTGGGGTTGGTATTATTTCAGGACCAAAACTTGCTGCAGCTAAATAATATCTAGCTGTACCAACCCCAGTTATATCAGAAGCTACATCCCCATCTGAATTTATTTTATTGGTCATTGATAACGCTGAACCGGTATAACCATAACCAAATATTGCTAAATTTGTACTATAGCTAGCAGCTGCTAGACCATTTCTAGCTGTACCAGTAACATTTGTATTAGCTGCAACAATACCGGTGTTTGAAACCTTGTTTGTAATATTTGTATAACTACCAAAGTCACCAAAACCAAAAATAGCTTTATCTCCACCATATCCAGCCGCAGCTAGGTATTGTCTTGAACCGGCATTTGTAACATCTGCAGCAACATTACCTGTATTAGATACTAAATTAGAGATAGAAACATATGCAAAGCTTTCAAAAATATAACCATAACCGAATATTGCTTTATCATAACCATAACCTGCTGCCGCTAATCTACCTCTTGCTGAGCCAACTGTACTATTATTAGAAGAAACAATACCAGTGTTAGAAACTTTATTAGTTATAGAAATACCTGCACCATTATAACCGTAACCAAATATCGCTTGATCAGTACCAAAACTTGCTGCAGCTAAGGCCCATCTAGCAGTACCAGCACTAGATACATCTGAAGCAACAACACCAGCACCGGAAACTAAGTTAGTAATAGAAACAAATGTATTAGAATAACCATATCCGAATATTGCCTTATCTCCACCATAGCTAGCTGCAGCCAAACCACTTCTTGCTGTATTAACACTAGTTACATCTGAAGCCACATTACCATTAGTAGCTACTATGTTAGTCATAGAAACGGGAGAGCCACTATTATTTTGTCCAAAACCAAATATTGCATTTTTATTTGTTAAAGCAAATGGAGTAGCTGTTGGTGTTACAGAAGCACCTGGTGTACTCGTAGGTGTTGGTGTTACTGTGTTAGTAGGTGTTACTGTGTTAGTAGGTGTAACTGTAACTGTATTAGTTGGGGTAATTGTTGGTGTAACTGTGTTAGTTGGTGTAACTGTGTTTGTTGGTGTAACTGTATTGGTTGGTGTAACTGTAACTGTTGGAGTAACTGTGTTAGTTGGTGTGTTAGTTGGTGTTACTGTGTTGGTTGGTGTAACTGTATTGGTAGGTGTTACTGTTGGTGTAATTGTTGTTGTAGCTGTAGGTGACGGAGCAATACCAGAAACATAGCTTGCTCCAGCTAGACTGCTTCTTGCTGTACCAACTCCGGATGATTCTGATGCGACTGTACCTGTGTTTGAAATAAGAGTTATTACAGACGAAGCAGAACTAGTAGTACTACCATAACCAAATATTGCCTTATCAGTACTATAGCTTGCTGAAGCACCAAAAGCTCTAGAAGAACCACCTCCAGTAGTATTAGTGACAACGTCTCCTTGGTTGTTAATTAGTGTTATAGTATTTAAATGTGTTCCATCATAACCAAAACCAAGTATAGCTGTATCATAACCATACCCAGCACCGAAAGCACCATTTCGAGCTGTTGGAGGTGTACCACTTGAATCTGAAGCAACAATACCAGTGTTTGAAATCTTATTAATTACACTTCCGTTACCTAAAGCAAATATTGCCTTATCGTAACCGTAGCTAGCAGATGTTAATGCGCTTCTTGCAGTACCAGCACTAGTTACGTCTGAAGCAACATTACCAATGTTATTCACTAAATTGGTTATTGTAACTCCAACAAATGAACTATTTTGACCATATCCAAATATTGCTTTATCAGTACCATAGGTAGCTGCAGCTAAATAGAATCTTTGAGTACCGACACCAGCATCATCATTAGCAACTATACCAAGATTTGAAACTTTGTTGGTTATATTCTGTACTCCAGACCCAGCTGAAACATAACCATATCCAAATATTGCCTTGTCTCCACCATAGCTTGCAGCAGCTAAACCATATCTTGCAGTTCCAACCCCGGTTTGATCTATAGTAACAACACCAGCGTTAGATACTAAATTGGTCATTGATAAGTTATTTCCAAAACTACCATTGGTACCATATCCAAATATTGCGCTCTTATCTGATTGAGGTGGTGGTGTATTTGGTGGTGTATTCGTTGGTGTAACTGTATTGGTAGGTGTAACTGTAGGTGTTACTGTATTGGTAGGTGTATTAGTTGGTGTTACTGTATTTGTTGGAGTAATTGTTGGAGTAATTGTTGGAGTAATTGTTGGGGAAGGTGTAGGGGCTACATAAACAAAGCTCGCAGCTGCTAGACTGTATCTTGTAGTGCCAGTACCAAAATTTTCTGTAACAATTGTTCCTAAATTACTAATTAGATTTGTAATATTTGTAGCAGTATTACTAAAGCCAAAACCAAACATAGCTCTATCAGTACCAATACTTACTGCAGCAAGACCGCTTCTAGCTGTTTGAACATTAGAGGTATCAGAAGCAACAATACCAGTATTAGAAACCAAATTGGTTATTGATACAGGAGCACTAATTCCTACACTACCGAAACCAAATATAACTTTATTTACATCATAAGTAGCAGCTGCTAGACCTCTTCTAGCAGTACCAATACTTGATACATCATTACCAACAACACCGGTATTAGTAACTATATTTGTCATTGACAAATTAGTGTTATTAGTTCCAAAACCGAAAATTGCCCTATCTCTATCAAAAGTAGCAGCTGCTAGATCAGCTCTAGCAGTACCAATCCCCCCTTGATCACTACCAACAACACCGGTATTAGTAACTATATTTGTCAATGACAAATAGCCTCCATTATAACCGTAACCAAAAATAGCTTTATCTATACCATAACCAGCTGCTGCAAGACGGTTTCTAGAAGTACCTACTGTTGATTGATCGGTTCCAACAACTCCCTCATTAGTTACTAAATTAGATATATTTTGAACACCGACAGAGTTAATATACCCAAAAGCAAATATGGCTTTATCTGTACCGTAAGTTGCTGCTGCTAATTCACTTCTGGCAGTAGCAACAGTAGTTACATCATTTTCAAGAATACCAATGTTAGATACTAATAAATTAGTAATTGATGTATTCCCTCCAGAAGTACTTGTACCGAAACCAAAAATACCACTATAATTTTGTATTGGTGCTGGAGTAGGAGTAATCGTTGGAGTGATTGTAGGTGTAACTGTATTGGTAGGTGTTACTGTAGGTGTTATTGTAGGTGTTATTGTAGGTGTTACTGTATTAGTTGGTGTAATTGTATTAGTTGGAGTAGAAGATAGCCCGGTAGTTGGAGTAACTGTTGGAGTAACTGTTGGAGTAGCTGTTGGAGTTGGAAGTATACCACCAAATCTTGCAGCAGCTAACCCATACCTTCCAGTACCTACTGTACTATTATCAGCAGCAATATTGCCAATATTAGAAACAAGATTTGTCATGGAGGCAAAGAATCCAGCGAAACCAAAACCAAATATTGCTTTATCTTGATTGTAACCTGTGGCTGCTAGATAAATTCTAGCAGTACCGACACCAGAACTCTCACTAACATAAGAGCCTGTATTTGAAAATAACGAGGTAATATTTACATTAATAGTTGTAGAGCCAAAACCAAATATTGCCTTATCCATGCCATAACCTGTTGCTGCGAGACTTGATCTTGCTGTTCCTACTCCTGCTGTATCTGTAGAAATTACTCCTAGATTTGAAACAATGTTGGTTGTATTTGTAACACCTGAATTACTACCATATGCAAAAATTGCTTTATCGTAACCATAAACAGCTGCTGCTAAGTTTTCTTTAGAAGTGGCTACACTTGCATTATCTGTGCCAATAACACCAAAATTAGTCACAAGATTTGAAATATTTACATTTCCAGAAGAGGTTCGCCCAAAAGCAAAAATCGCCTTATCGTAACCATAACCAGCTGCTGCTAGACCTTTTCTGCCAGTACCAACACCTAATTGATCAGTAACTACTACACCTAAATTGTTTACTAAAGTAGAAACATTATTGTAGGCGTTGGATGGACCACCACCATAACCAAAAATAGCCTTATCAAAACCATAGCTTGCAGCAGCAAGTTGCGATCTTTCAGTACCTACTCCAGAAAGATCAGAAGCTACAACGCCAGTATCTGAAACTAAATTAGTTATATTTGTACCTGTGTTTCCAGATGATTGTCCGAAACCAAATATAGCTCTATCTGGACCAGTATATGAGTTTGTTGGGGTTATTGTTGGAGTAACAGTATTGGTTGGTGTAACAGTATTGGTTGGTGTAACTGTATTGGTTGGTGTAACTGTAACTGTTGGTGTTACTGTGTTGGTTGGTGTAGATGTAGCTCCAGGTGTAGGGGTAATTGTTGGTGTAACTGTATTGGTTGGTGTAACTGTATTGGTTGGTGTAACTGTATTGGTTGGTGTAATTGTTGGGGTAACTGTATTGGTTGGTGTAACTGTATTGGTTGGGGTAATTGTTGGTGTAACTGTATTGGTTGGGGTAATTGTTGGTGTTACTGTATTGGTTGAGGTAACCGTATTTGTAGGTGTAACCGTTGGAGTAATTGTTGGTGTAACTGTCTCAGAAGGTGTTATAGATGGAGTAGGTGTTGGAGAAGGTGCAAAATATTGAGTGAAGCTTGCTGCTGCTAAACCCATTCTAGCTGTACCAACTGTACTATTATCATTAGCAACAACACCTGTGTTAGATACTAGGTTTGTCATTGACAAAGTAGAACCACCAAACCCGTTTATACCAAACCCGAATATTGCTTTATCCGTTCCGTATCCTGCTGCTGCTAGATAGCCTCTAGCTGTTCCAATCCCTCCTACATCACTTCCAACTACTCCTGTGTTAGTTACTACATTTGTTAAAGAAACAAAGCTTGAAGTATAACCATAACCAAAAATAGCTTTATCTCCACCATAACTAGCTGCAGCTAATATCTGTCTTGCTGTACCAATGGTTGTTACATCTGCAGCTATTACACCAGTATTGGATACAAGGTTTGTTATATTTGTTATAGCTGTTGAAAAACCAAAACCAAATATAGCTTTATCTGTACCATAACCTGCAGCGGCGAGGTTATTTCTAGCTGTACCAACAGTAGATACATTATTACCCATTTGACCTAAATTATCTACCAGATTTGTAATAGAACTTACTCCTGAGGTTGTGGAACCGAACCCGAATATTGCTTTATCTCCACCGTAACTTGCAGCCGCTAACTGATATCTAGCAGTAAAACTACCACGGGTATCATCAATTCCAATTTCTCCGCTATTATTTACAGGGTTATACACCCCAACAGCATTACCATTATTATAACCGAAACCAAAAATAGCTAAACCATCACCAAAACTAGCAGCAGCTAGATAAAGTCTAGCAGACGTACCAACATTAGTTACATCTGAAGCCAATACACCAGTATCTGATACTATGTTGGAAAGAGAAGTAGGAGACCCAAAACCACCAAAAGTTGTACTACCGAAACCAAATATCGCTCTCTTGCTCGGTGGTTGTGGTGGTGTAGGAGTAATTGTTGGTGTTACTGTATTGGTTGGTGTTACTGTATTGGTTGGTGTTACTGTTACTGTTGGTGTAACAGTATTTGTAGGTGTAACCGTATTTGTAGGTGTAATTGTATTAGTTGGAGTAACCGTATTTGTTGGAGTTACTGTGTTGGAAGGAGTAATTGTTGGTGTTACTGTATTGGTAGGTGTGACAGTATTGGTTGGTGTAACAGTATTGGTTGGTGTAATTGTTGGTGTTACTGTGTTGGTTGGTGTTACTGTGTTGGAAGGAGTAATTGTAGGTGTTACTGTGTTTGTAGGAGTGACGGTAATTGTTGGTGTAATTGTTGGAGTTACTGTGTTGGTTGGTGTTACTGTGTTGGAAGGAGTAATTGTTGGTGTTACTGTATTAGTTGGTGTTACTGTATTAGTTGGTGTTACTGTATTGGTTGGTGTAATGGTTGGAGTAACAGTATTTGTAGGGGTAACCGTATTAGTTGGTGTTACTGTATTAGTTGGTGTAACAGTATTGGTTGGTGTTACTGTATTGGTTGGTGTTACTGTGTTGGTTGGGGTGATTGTGTTGGTTGGTGTAACTGTAGGTGTTACTGTATTTGTTGGTGTAACTGTATTGTTTGGAGTACCAGTATTTGTTGGTGTTACTGTTGGTGTAACAGTATTAGTTGGTGTAACAGTATTGGTTGGTGTTACTGTATTGGTTGGAGTAACTGTGTTGGTTGGGGTGATAGTGGGTGTTACTGTTACAGTATTAGTTGGAGTAACTGTTGGTGTTACAGTATTGGTTGGAGTATTTGTAGGAGTAACAGTATTGGTTGGGGTATTTGTAGGGGTTACGGTGTTGGTAGGTGTATTAGTAGGAGTCGCAGTTGGAGATAATCCAGTAGTTGGAGTAACTGTATTTGTTGGTGTTGGTGATGGGGTAACAAATATATTGGAATATCTCGCAATATTATTAGTTAAAATAATAGAAGGGTTAGTACAAACTAAACATGTAAAAGTTGATATGGCAGAACCATCATTTACTCTCACCCATAGCGGTATAGGAAAATTTTGAGCACCAGCAGGAACTATAAATGTTTTAGAAGCGGTAGGGTTAGGGCTTGTTTCATAAGGATCAAAATAAAATGGTGGGGATAGATACTGGTTATTATAATTAATAACCAACCCCATATCGTTAGCAGTATAATTGTTAAAATAATTAACCGCTATCATTGCAGAAGCAGCCTGAGATGGTCCCTTATAGGCACTAAAAGTCCAGTTAAAGGTTTTTCTATTAGTGTTTAATTCATTATCTGTTATACTAAAAAGTAAATTTGTATTAACAAAATAATTATTTATTGTATAGTTTTCTAACCCTAAATCCGTATATTCATTGACTATATTTTGAGGTGCTGTAGTTGGGTCAACGATTTTTAAAAATGGAGTATCATATAACCCAGTGGCTGATAGCTTAGCTACCCATACAATTTTTGCTGGCTTATCGTATTCCATTATTATTATTTATTAAAGTGGGCTAAAAATATAGCTGAACTATTTACAAACAATTTTTTTCATTAACTAAGAGTTAAAGTAAACGTCGGTAAACCACTCTCTACAGGTAACGATGCTGCCCAACTACAGTAGTTTTCTGAGTTTGAATAATCTGGTATATCTCGATTTGCTCGAGAAACCCCATAACTATTTACCCAAGATAAGGTGTAAAATAAAGTACCTGTATAAGGCGCTGAACAACAATCACTTGTTGTACCTAAAGTATAATATGTACCAGCTGGTGATTGTCCAAAAGCTCCAACTGGAACGGATTGAGTACCGGAACCGAAAGTTGAGCTACCTGAATTATTAGAGAGAGTATAATTAACTACAGCATTAACTAAAGTCGAAGGGTCTGTATCATTGTAAGGGTTCCACAATACCCATCTAACTGTTGTTAGGGGCTCAAGGCAAGATTGTGGGGATGAGGGGGTTGGTGTTGGAGTAACTGTAGCTGCTGGGGTTACTGTAACTGTAGGTGTTACTGTAGCTGGTGGTGTTACTGTAACTGTAGGTGTTACTGTAACTGGTGGTGTTACTGTTGGGGTTACTGTAACTGTTGGAGTAACAGAGTTAGTTGGTGTTACTGTAACTGGTGGTGTTACTGTTGGTGTTACTGTAACTGTTGGAGTAACAGAGTTAGTTGGTGTTACTGTAACTGTTGGGGTTACTGTTGGGGTTACTGTGTTTGTTGGTGTAACTGTATTGGTTGGTGTAACTGTATTGGTTGGTGTTACTGTAGGGGTTACAGAGTTAGTTGGTGTTACTGTAGGAGTAACTGTATTTGTAGGGGTTATTGTTTGAGTTGGTGTTGGAGAAAGACCTGTTGTTGGGGTTACAGAAGGAGTTACTGTAGGTGTAACCGTATTGGTTGGAGTAACAGTGTTAGTTGGTGTTACTGTAGGGGTAACAGTGTTGGTTGGAGTAACTGTATTAGCGGGTGTTGTAGTTATAGTCGGTGTTACTGTAGGGGTAACTGTACTAGTTGGGGTAATAGTCGGTGTTACTGTAGGTGTAACTGTATTGGTTGGGGTTATAGATGGTGTTGGTGTAGGAGATAAACTTTCTATGGTGTGTGTTTCTTGTAAACACGTTCTTGCCCCTAAAATAAACTCACTATTATTCGATGGTGTATAACTCTGAAGTATGTAATCACCAAATTGCTTACCTACTAATTTTTCATAATCACCGTTAACTTTAGCTAGCTCAATATAAAACTCTCCCTGGTCAAAATATGCACTAAACTCTGAAACAATAGTATCAATTCCTGTCCCATCATAAATAGCTGAAAGAGGCTTAATGTCGTAGTTTGGGAAAGGTGCTATTGGTACTGGAATTTCGTACTCGTTGTTTAGATAAACTGTAGCGACATGTTGAATAGATTTATTCACCAACACATACCCGGAAGATGTAGGTGTTGGCGGCATTGTAGGAGAAGGGGCTGGTGTAGGTGTAGGTGTAACAAAGACTATTGGAGAAACTAAAGGGGTCTGGGATGGTGTTGGAGACACTACAATTGTACTAGCATTCTCAACAACACAGAGATTAGGATTTAAAGGTTCAATTTCAGTGTCAAACTCACCAGTAATAAACGTCTCACTATCATTATAAAACGATGCATATTTTTGTGTTGTTTGGTTTAACAAAACTGAATCTGCATATCTAGGGTAGATATTAATTACTCTAGAGTTAAAATTGGCTTGCATTGTTGCAAGCAATTCGTAAACTTTAGTAAAACATCTATTTAAAAATACTGTGCTTGTAATTTCATTTATACCTATAAAATTATCAAAATTAGTAATATTTTGATTTTTATTGTAAGAAACAATGTAATCAAGCTTTTTATAAATTGCATTATTGTTAATATCAATATCTACAACAGGTTTAAAGGCTTGATAAGTCTGATAATTAAAAATATTATATAACAGCTTGCGCAAAGACTTGTTTATTGTAAAGTCTGTAATGAATTCATCTGCCTTTACCTTGATGTCATCAAAGGAATAAACCAGAACAGCTGATAAATCGTCATTATTTAAATTTATATAGTTAGGCCTATCTACAACAAATGTAATACCAGAGGCAGAAACCGGGTTTAATCCATATGTTAGATTAGCTGTTAAAAAATCAATTGAACCATATGAACCAACATTTAAAACAAAGCCAGGGCCAGCGTTTTGAGAGGCGTACGTACAGTTATCTGTAAAGCATACAGAAAAAATCTCATAACCGTTATAACTAATACTGTTAGTGCTATTAATTTGATACTTTAAAAAGTCTAGAGAGGTCTTTTCAGCAGGATATTCAGCAAAACAGCAACCCATTAACGTATTAAATGGGTCAGCAATATTACTTAGAGTAGAATAATATGTTGTGTTATTAACAAAGTTATTAAACTGACCAATGTTTACATTTCTATCTACAAATCTCTTGTAGATGTTAGTATCTGTAGATACATAAAATACATTTGTATCAGATTTTGAGAATGATATCTTTTTAAATATCTCTTTCTGATAGGTAACTTGAATTGCAGATAAAGAAGAAAATACGTTTGTGTTTTGTGGTTGGATATTATATGTTTTTACTCTTGTTAAAGCGGTATTTGAAACTGTATAAACATAAACAGTGCCACTTTGCGTTAACAAATACAAATTACCGAACGGATCAAACTCTATATCTGCAAATACTTCTGTATTTCTAAACCCAGAAACAGATACTTTGTCTTGAGAATAATCATATAACTGGTTTAAATTAGTTGAGAAAATAGAAAGAGCGTTGTTAACATAGTTAAAGAATACAACATAGTTCTCATTAACACAAAAAGAGCTAATCTTTCTTATATTTGTTCTTGAAGATGTTGCGAAACCTAATGTTTCAAGCGGTACCTCAAAAGTTGTTTTATTTGTTCTATTAACTATAACATCACTAATGTCGTAAATTAAAAACTTGTTACTAATATTATCTAAAACATACAACCTTTCATTGGCTATCTTAAGTTTTGAAATTGAGTTATACTTTAAATTCAAGTTCTTATTTAAGAACTTTGTTACAACACCAAAATTAGGTACAACAGCGCTTTCTTGGAAACCTTGATTAGGAAATTCACTACTATTTGTTACCTCTCCATTATTAAAAATAGCTGAAAGAGGGTAGTTATAAACTCCTAAAGCAGGATAATAAACATTAGAAGAAAGAATAGGAGATAAAGTTGTAGTGCTTAAAATACCTACTGCTAAAGTCAAATAATTACCACTGATAACGAAATCATGAGTGTTGTAAATTATGTTAAAAGCTGCATTACTGTGCGGAATACCATTTACAAAATATCTAATAGAAGCTGTTCCTTCAGTTGAATAGTTAGAAGGAACTAATGTACCACAAAGAGTACCTACAATGTTATTAATATTATCAAAAAACGGGTTTGTTACTGGAAAATTGGGACTATAAACATAGCTATCACTTACAATAGACAAAAAGTCTTGATATAAGCAGGATAGAGAAAAGTTAAAATTATTCTCTGTTAGAAAATCATTAGGTTTGATTAAAATATCCTCTAGCAATACAGGGAATTTTTCTGGTTCAATAGAAATTGCTCTGTTGAACCCTAATGAATTTGATACAACTGAATATAGATTATTCATTACTTCTGATGTTAACCTCGTTAATAATAGTATTTATCGGAATGTTACCCTTTATGTACTCTCTTATTTTTTCAGCAATTGCTTCTCTTTGTACATCGTTTAATCCTTGAGCTCCTGAAACAATAATATCAAACAAGTTGGTCTTATAACCTGGTAAACTAAACTTAAAGTTCTGCTGAATGGTTTCAGTTATGTTTCTCTTGCCTGCTGGAACGTTCCAGTTTATATCTGTAATTCTAGCTGATCTAATAAACAGATTTCTAATATCATATTTTGATAACACTGTGTTGAAGGCCTTTATACCGTACATCTCAAGGTTTTGACACTTGAATTGAGTAGACTCAAAGGCTGGGTCAGTCAATGAAATAGAATTTAAGGCTATAGAACCAGAGATAGGGGTCTTGGAATACTTAATATTAGTAGTATCAGATTCTTCAACCAAGATACTATTAATATAGAGCTTAGAACCACCAGTAAGAGAATTAAAAGTAAATGTAAAGAATAAATCTTGGTTAGCTAATGTTTCTAAATTAGCCTGTAAAGTAATCTTTTCTACATCCCCTGCTACATCTGACACATAATAGTTAAATTTAATTGGGTTACCATCTACTTCAAACAGATTATTAACCTGCTCAACATTAGAAAGCGTTCTTCTAAACCCTTTTCTGTTCTGATTGCTTATGTTAAACGTATCAGTTTCATATTCTAGTGGCTTAATATAAATTAAATTGCCACTAGCATCAAAAACATTAACCTCTTTAAAGCTTCTGGCTGATAAACTACTTGGTTGGTACGGGTCATATATAACATAAGGTCTTGGTTCTATAACTCCATTGTTGTTTACATACAAAATATCCAAATATTTCGTTGTAGGTGCACCAAAGCTTGAAGAAAGAGACTGAAAGTAAATAGGTTTTCTATTATTATCAAGCTTATACAAGTAACTATCTGTACCGTTATCAGAAATTAAGTAAATGTTACCACTGTTATCAGTTGTTACATTAGTAATAGTTTGATTGTTATTTGAATCTTTAAGATATGATAGATTAAAACCATCTAAATTACCTAAATCAGTAACAGAATGATATAAAATATTATTATAAATATACCAGGCTCTGTTGTTTACATCAGAACAAATGCTGTTATTTGCATAATCAGTCAAATAATAAACAGGTAAACCAGCAGAAAGAATAAAGTTATAGGTACTTCTACACAAAGTAAAGTCAGAAATTGTAATGCTATTACCATTAACTGAACCATATCTAGGGAGCTGCAAGTTAACTGGAGTATTAATAGGCTGACTTAATAACATTCCAGACAAAGGATACTTAATTAAAAAGTAATTTTGATTAGTTGCAGCTACTTGAGTATTAAATGTATTGAAAAGCGCGTAGTAGTAAGTATCATCTATGTTAGAACTAACAAAATTATAGGTTCCACCAGAGAAGGAAGTTAAAAGTATTGTATTTAATGTAGTGAAGTTCTTATCTAACTTAGAAAGATAGAAGTCTGAAGTGTTTGGACCTACATTTAAATTAATACCGACGTTGCTTGAAAGGGTACTAATACTGGTAACATAAAACCCCTCAACGTTATTGTTAAAATCAATGCTTAATAAGGCATCTGGTGTCTTAAAAATAGATTTCTCTAAAAGCACCTTTACATTTCTTAATGAATCAAAATTAGTATTACTTACAACAATCTCTGAACCAGAGGTAAACAGTATTAAGTTGTTTAAATTGTCATAATTTGTAATATTCAACCCGTTTAAATTATAAAAATTGTTTAATAAGGTATTACCAAACTTCTTTTTAAAGTCTTTGCTCTTTATATTGAAGCAAATACTATAATCTCCTGAGGCAGAAGTCTTTTGAACAAGTGAACCAGTATTGAAACCATATTCAAAAGAAGCGGCTCCAGCCTGTTGGAGGTTTAAATTAGCATCATAAACATTAATAACATCAGAATTAATCTGATTCTCATAAAGATTGTTATTAATACGAGCAATATCTGCCTCAGATAGTCTATAATAGCTATATGTACTATTAGGCTCAAAGGTTAAATCACTAACTTTATCAAAATATGTAAAATTCTTGGCACTAAGAGTAGTAACAGTGTTTACAAAGTCTGAATTAAAGTTTTGGGTATAGGCTGTTTGTAGAGAAGTAAAGTTTGGATTGTAATAACGATCCATCCAAATAGGTCTACTGTCAAAAGCTGATATATACAACCAAGTACACAAGTAAGTACCTGTTTGATTCTTATCTATATTGTTGCCAGCTACAGTTGGTAATAGCTTTTTAAAGACCTTATCAGCATCTAATGGGTTTTGCCCTGCAAAAGAGCCACAATCAACCAAAGTTGAATCGTTTACATTGAGTTTATCAAACGGAGTAGCACTAACTGGGAAGTGAAAATAGGTTAAGGCTCCTTTCTTGAACGTAATAGGAGCGTTATATGTATAAAATGTTAATGTTAGGTTTGGAAAGCCTAATTCTTGGTCAGTTCCAGATACAATAGATTGATAATCTCTATTATCAAACGGTTGGCCAATGAAGCTATTGGTTGCAGTAAAGTTATAATTTAAATCTAGCTGATTTTTAAGTGGTTGAAAGTTAACAAGGAACTTATTATCCGTAAATACAACGTTGCTTGATACTAAATAGTTGTTCTTCAACCCATCATAGCTATCACATAAAGAAGTTTCAGCTGTTGGAAAATATGTTCTTTTATATGCATTATAGTTAGTAGTAAATTCTGCCAATCTTGTATTAGCATCTCTGTAAGATAAACAGAAAACTGCGCTTAAATTATAAAGACCAAGATCAGAAATCACATATTCATCTACAGACTTTAAAACTACTCTATTTTCTTCTTGTGTAATTAAAAATAAGCTGTTAGAGCTACTACCATTAGGAGCATAATTAAAATAAAATACAATAGTATTGTTTTGCTCATTATAGATGTAGTTAAAAGTGTAAGGAGTTGATGAAAATGTAAGGTAGTTTACATCCTCTGTAAATGCAGGTCCAAGATATTCTTTTGTTTGTAGCTGAGTTAATACTGAATTATTGTTTCTTAGCTTGGAAATGTAACATTGATTTGCATTCAAAAACTCAATATCATACATATTCCAAGAACCTAAATTCCAAATGCTACCTGTTGAAAATATTCCCTCTCCGCAAGATAAGTACGGGCTTGTAGAAGAGTAATTAGCAGCATAATCTTCCCAAAAACCTAGACCAGTAGAAGAAAGACCAACACATTGAACAGTTGTACTGATTGTCTTAGGATAAGAAGCTGTAATTGGTTCGCTTAAGGTGAGAAAGTCGGGTTTATCCAGTTTATCTGTTAAGATAAAGGTGTTATAGTAGTTGATTGAAAGATCTCTAGCAAAATTAAACAGCTCTGTACTGTAAAGATTTAAACCATAGAAATAGTTTGTAATGTTATTTGTTAAATTAACATTACCATCCAAGGAGTATTCTACCTCCATTGGTATTAGAGCTGATAAATTTAGAACATTCATTATCTGTATCTAAAAGAGATATTAATTTCTGTATTTCTTAAAGGTAAACCACTGCCTTGATCTGTAATTAAAGATAAATTAAACGAGGTATCAGTTACAGCTACATTACTTACAATGTTTTTAGTTGTTGTATTACCAGTAACTGTTTCAACTATTGCGGAAGGTAAGTTAGTTACTGCAATAGATTCAACTACGTTACCGTTACCAGTAGGGTTTAATAATACTGAGACAGATGTAGGTACAACCTGTGTTACAGGTGTAATAGAAGCTGGGGTAACATTTAAGCTTGTAATTGGACTAAAGGCTTCAGAGGTAACGTTAATAGCTGTTGGTAAAGAAACTGTTGTAAAATGATTCAATACTGAATTTATACCAACTTTAAATGTATTAGAAGTTCTACTGTCAATTACTGGTGTATATGTTAAGAAGTCATCTGTAGAAGTAGAGGCTGAAATATTGTTGTTTAATGTAACATTTATTGAAGCAAAGATTAAATTAGAAACATTATTACCTGTAATTTGAATTCTAGAACCACCATCAGTTGATATAATACCCGCTACGTTAGAAGAGCTAGCTAATACTGATAAAGTACCTGCATCATTGAAGCTAACATAGCAAAAACCGCTCTTAATTGCTTCATCATATGCTGCAGATAAGCCAGTTAAACCGGAGTTAATGTTGGTGACACTCGCATCAAGATCTAAAACTTCAGACGATAGTACAACAATTGCCAGTGTATTTGTTGCTACCTCTTCGTAAAAGCTAATGTTGTCTGGACCGAGAATAACATCTTTAAACTCTATTCTCTTAGTACCCTCTAGAGTTTCTACTGGAAAACTATCAGTTGGGGCTAGTTCTAGTATCGGTTCTAGATCTGAAATATATTCTGTATCATCAGCCATATTAATATTTATTTAGCTCTCTCTTCTATCCTGTGCTTTATAGAAATAAACTCTGTTATGAGCTATTGGAGAGAGTAACAAACAACCAGCCTTTATGTTTTTCTTACGCTGCTCCTGAAATACATACGACATCCATGTTTGTTCATACGGGTGTCCCCACTTAGTATCAAGGAAAACCTTGCGATTGCCTTGTTTTGTGAACAGTAATGGCCAGTTACAATAGTAAAACTCCCCAATAGCATATGGCAATCCTTCAAAAGAGCCTATAGAATAAGTAACAGTCCCTGGAATCTTGTCATAATCTCTTGGAAATTGTAGCTTTAAATCACCAAAATTATCTAGCCTTACTTGCTGAGGCACATTACAATAAGCCCACTGTTGGTTATTACCACCAAAAAACTCTGAAAAGCTTATTTTAAGATAGTCTAATGCTTCTTTTTCAACAATTTTAAGGCTCTTGTTAAACAAATCATTAGCTTTGGTGCTAAAACCATTCTTACAATAAGTAAAATCAGTATTAAACAACATATCATCTTCAAAGAAGATATAATAACTCTTATCAGATTTTTCAAAATCTTCAGCTACCCATTGACGCGCGCCACAAATACCAATGTTGTCGAAGTTTTGAATAGTGAACCCATATTTATCAGCTATTTCTTTATAGCACTCATCATAGCTTCTTTCTGTACTATTGTTAATTAATACTTTATCTTTAATTGATATCAATTCAGGATACGTAATAGTAAAATTGTTTAATAGCAATTCAAGTTGTGAGCAGCTATTGAATGTTAATACATAAATTTTAATCTCTTCTAATGTTGGAATTTTAAAATTTTTAGAGTTTATAGGTCTTTCTACTACAATAGAGTCGTTTTTAAGAGCCTCAAATATAGTATTAAGCAAACCATTATCTTCAATCATTACTCTGCAAATATCTTCTGGGTAAAGATAGCAAAGAATTGTGAAAATACTCTCCTCTGTACCCATATAACCCTCACTTAAAGTAGAGCGAAGAGTATCATAATATTTGGGGTTAAACTTCTTAATATAGT